CTTCTGTTGCTAGGTTATATGTCTGCCGACCCCCCGTTTCCGTAAACCTATTAGGCTACAGTAACTTCAGAACCTCTTAGTAAACCAAGAGTTTCCATTTTCGATAAAACGTCGCCGATTGTTTTTGTGAATCAGTTTTTAAGGAGATTAATTCAGTCTCCACGTGCCCTTTGTCTTCAGCCAATACCTGTCAAATCCAAAAACACCCCCATATGTCAAATAACTTGTTATATTATAAATACAAATATAAATGTAAAATTACAATAATCAAAATTTTTTGATATTTATTTTATATGGAGAAAAATAGTGAGTTATATGAATTGCTAGACGAATTAGTTAAAGGAGAAGATGTGTCCTGGAATAGAACCATATATACTGATGACAAACTGGTGGATTATATTAGTCAAGACAAGGATAATAAAAAAGCAAGTACTATTATTATTGAATTTCCAGATGAGGAGGATTTTTTATACACTCTGGGTGTTGATGATGATGATGATATATACACATATAGAAGATTTAATTATGATAGTTATGGTTCTGACATAGATTATTATAGATACGAAGAGGATTTTAGAGAAGGTTATTTATTGGATAATTTTGATGAATCTAACACCCTAAAACTTAATAATATTTTAAGGTTTTTAAATCCTTCATTAATTGGTGGAGATAAGGATAAAATAGCGCAATTTTTAACTCAGTCATTCCCAAGTGAAAGTGATGAAATAATTTATGAATATGGTTATAGAGATCGTGACTGTATAGAAAGGGCAGTAAAAGAAGAAATTAATAGTGAAACAAAAAATCCATATGTTAGATTTGGAATAAAAGAAATATATAATGGACGTAGATATGAAACAAATGTTGGGATTATATATCATTGGTATAAACAATTAAAGTGTCCCACATACGACCTAAAGGAACTTTTAACCTTATTAATTAGTAGATACACAAAAACTAATATCGGTGGTTGGTATGAGTTGGAATATAACACGTATTGTAACGACTTTGATAGTGAGGGATTTCAAAGGGATGTGTCTAACATATTAGATAAAATAAGTGATGAAATTGAAGATTCTGATAAGTATGTTGATATTGAAGAGTATAAAAATTTATTAAATAAGATTATTGAACTTGGTGGATTTAAAAATGTATTAACTTTACCAAAAGATAAAACAATAAAATATGTAATTAAAGGTATTGATCCAATGACAAATAAAGTTCGTTTAGTTGTTCAATATGATACTAGTCACCCGGATTATGATGGTTCCCTTAGATCAATAACAAAAGACAGATCCGTTGATTTTGAAGGGTTAAACTTATTCCTTTACCATCCAGAATTGTTTAAAGAAAGTAGAATAATAATAGAAAGATTTTTTTAATTCAAATAAGTTTTATATATTTGTGGTATGGAAAGAAATTTTGAGTTATTAAAACAGGTTTTATCTGTTCCCACAAAAACTTATCAAGAAGATTTGATGATTGATTTTATAACAACTTGGTTGGAGGAAAATAAAATCCCCTTCTACGTTGACCAATTTTACAATATCTACGCCACAAAACAAACTGATGAGAATATTGATTATTTTCCTTGTGTGGTTGCACATACGGATACCGTACATACAATTGATTCAATCAATGTTGTTGAAGAACAATTACCTAATGCCCAGAAAGAAATTAAACTTTCTTTAAAGGCTTACAATAATGATGGCGAACCAACCGGTATTGGCGGTGATGATAAGTGTGGTGTGTATGGTTGTTTGGAACTTTTAAATGAATTACCGAACCTTAAAGCGGCATTTTTTGTTGCTGAGGAAACAGGATGTAAAGGTTCGTTTAATGCGGATCCTGAATTCTTCACTAATGTCGGGTACGTAATTCAATTCGACGCTCCAGAAAACAATATGATTTCAGAATTTCTAATGAACAGACCAATGTTTAATAGAGATAGTGAATTCTTTAACGTTGGGGGTAGTTTGATAACGGAACATTTTCCTGGAGATACAAAATATCATAGGCACCCATATACTGACATATACCCACTAAATAAAAACTTTGGTCTGTCTTGTTTTAATATCTCCATTGGATATTACAACTATCATACAAGAAATGAGTATGTTGTTGTTGAGGATACCTATAACGGAATTAAGGTTGGTAAGTTAATGATTGAAAATTTAGGTTACACCAAACATTAATTTTTTCATAGTTTATTATATTTATAATAAAAATCAAATATGAAAAAATTTATAATTACAGAAGAAGAAAAGAAAAACATACTTAATCAACATAAAGACGCAACAAAAAATCATTATTTAATTTCTGAAGCTTTAGGTGGTCAGGATATAAGTTCTGAAGACAGACAGAAAAAAAAATATCCAAATGGATTTAATATCCCATATACTATAACATCATACGGTAGTTCTACATTTTCAAACGGTATTGATATAATTAATAAAAATGACCCAAAAATTAAAGAAATATTACTTACAATATCTGACTTATTAAAAGTAACAAAAGGTAGTGTTAATGTTATTGTGAATGGTGGGGCTTCAGCCGTTAATAGTTCTTCTGGTTATAATAATAAATCTTTGGCTACAAGAAGAAGGGATAATTTAATAAAACTTATAAAAGATAATTCGCAATCACTAAGATTGAATGTAACGCCAGGAGCAACAGTTATTGGTAAATCAACAGTAAAAGATAGCGCGGCTTCAACAAAAGAACAATATGTTTCCGCATCAATATCTGGTGTAGGAACAATGAACGTACCAATTAAAGCTGAAAAAGGTGACAATACTAATACATATATACCAGAACCAGGACCAAAAATTGTTAATAAAAAAGTAATTAAACCAAAACCAGGACCAAACCCAAAACGGAAAATTAAAAGAGTTTGTGTTAAGATACCTGAACAATATTTAGATAAATTTAAACAAAAAGTAAGGGAATTTAAAAGGGAAAACTCTTTAGGGGATATTCCTTATGGTGTTTATGATGTAAAATAATAAAAATGGAGGGTTTTTAATCCTCCTTTTTCTTTCTACCTCGTTTCTTTGGTTCCTGAATTGTGTGGTCTTCAATTACAATCTCCTCACCCTCTTTTACAAGTAACATATATTCGGTACCCTCAACAACTTCACTAAGAAGTATTTTTTCTGAAATTAAATCTTCAATCTTATTTTGGATTGCCCTTTTAATTGGTCTTGCTCCGTATGTTTCATCAAACCCCACCTTAGATATGATCGTAACAACAGATTCTTCATATGTAAAATTATATCTCATTGATTTTAATCTTTTAATAAGGATATCGATCTCAAGTTTAACTATTTTATCCACATGTTCTTTTTTAAGTGAATTAAAGATAATTACATCATCAATTCTATTTAAAAATTCAGGAGCAAAAAACTTACTTAATTCCTTTTTAATAATGTCTCTTTTATGTTCCTCAAGAACTTCCTCACTTGTATTGTTTGTTTTAAATCCCATTCCTCCACCAAACTCTTGAACTTTTCTAACCCCAATGTTTGATGTCATAATTATTAAACAATTTTTAAAATTGATTTTTCTACCAAGACCATCAGTCATATGTCCATCATCTAACATCTGGAGTAATGTTGAAAATATGTCTTTATTTGCTTTTTCAATTTCATCAAATAAAATAACCGAATATGGTTTGTTTTTAACTTGTTCTGTAAGTTGTCCACCTTCTTCGTGACCAACGTATCCTGGAGGTGACCCAATTAATCTAGAGATGGTGTGTTTTTCTTGGTATTCAGACATATCAACTCTAATTAAACTATCTTCATTACCAAAAATTTCTTTAGCCAATCTTTTAGCCAAAAACGTTTTACCAACACCGGTTGACCCCAAGAAAATAAATGACCCAATAGGTCTATTAGGATCTTTAATACCAACTCTATTTCTTCTAATTGATTTTGATATTTTTCCAACCGCATCCTCTTGACCAATAACCGTAGAATTTAAAGTCTTTTCAAGACTAACTAATGAATTTTTTTCATCAATATTAATTTTACTTACAGGAATTTTAGTCATATTAGACACAACTTCATAAATTAAATCTTCTGGAATATGTCTTTTACTATTTTTAAGTTCTTCCTCAAATTTTCTTTTTCCAGCCTCTAATTGTGTTAATATATTTTTTTCCCTATCTCTAAGTTCTGCCGCTAACTCATAGTTTTGTTTTTTAATAACCTCAGCCTTTTCCCTTTTTATATCTTGAGATATCTGTTTTAATTTTTCAATATGTTCTGGGAGTTTAATATCTATTTGCATTCTTGAACCGACCTCATCTAAGATATCAAACGCCTTATCTGGAAATTCTCGGTCTGTTATATATCTATCTGCCAATTCTACACATAAACGTAATGACTCATCACTATAATTCACATTATGGTGTTCTTCGTATTTACCCTTACTTTGTTTTAAAATTTCTAATGTTTCTTCTTTTGTTGAAGGGTCTACAATTATTTTTTGAAACCTTCTTTCAAGAGCTCCGTCCTTTTCAAAATGTTTACGGTATTCGTCTAATGTTGTGGCCCCAATACATTGTATTTCACCACGAGATAATGCTGGTTTGAATATATTTGATGCATCTAATGACCCTGAACTATTACCCGCACCAACCATTGTGTGTACCTCATCTATAAAAATAATTATATCTGGGTTACTTTGTATCTCTTCAATAATCACCTTCATTCTCTCTTCAAATTGACCTCTATATTTTGTACCAGCAACAACTGAATTAATGTCTAACGAAACAATTCTTTTTTCGGATAAATTTTTAGGACAATCCCCATTATGTATCATCATTGCAAGACCCTCAACTATTGCCGTTTTACCCGCTCCAGGTTCTCCAATAATGATGGGGTTATTTTTTTTCCTTCTTGACAATACTTGGGCAATTCTTAAAATCTCTTTTTCACGACCAATCACTGTGTCTAATTTTCCTTGACTTGCAAGTTTAATTAAATCTTTACTAAAATTATCTAAAACTGGTGTTCCACCCCCTTCAGGTTTTTTTTTATTTTTATCTCCCTCATCAATAAATTCTATCATAATAATTTGTTTTACATAAGTGTAACTATAAGGTCGTATGTAGTCAATAATTTTAACAACTTGTTAGTTTGTTTTTTATAATACTGACATTTTGTCAGGTTTTTACCCAAAAGGGTGTATTTTTTTTTTATTAAAAATATATTTATATAAAAAAACATTATGGCAATTACTAAAGAAGAAATAAAAGGAACAAAAATTTTAAATGAGGTTGAGTCATCTAATATCATTAAGACAGAATACGACACTCAAACTAAAAAAATGATTACGGAATTTAAAAATGGTATGAGATACGAATATGAAGAAGTTCCTCACCAAACATATACCCAATTTAGAACCGCTAAATCACAAGGGTCGTTTTTTAATACAAACATTTCAAAGGTATTTAAATATAAAAAGTTAAGTTAATTTAAATTTCAAGTATTTATTATTATGAATAATACGGAAATTTTAAAAAGTTTTGAAACACAAAATGAACTTAATTCTAAAATCTGGAATAAAAAAGGTAATAAATACGAAATAAACCCAGAAGTTAGAAAAAAATTATTAGAGGTTTCAAATTTATTTATAGATTTTTTAGGTATAGATATCCTAATAACAGACATAATAATGATAGGTTCTTTAACTAATTATAATTGGTCAAAATATTCTGATGTTGATTTACACATCGTATTAAATTATTCTCAGTTTCCTGAAAATGCAAAAGATTTATATATGGAGTTTTTTGATTTAAAAAAAATAGTATTTAATCAAAAACATAATATAAAATTGTTTGGGTACGAAGTTGAGTGTTTTGTCCAAGACGAAACTGGAGTTACCTTTAGTTCTGGGGTTTATTCAATCCTTTACGACATGTGGGTAAATGAACCAAATAAAGGTGATATGAAAGATATTGATGTGGAATTAATAAAGGAAAAATCAAAACAATGGATGAAAATTATTGATGGTGTTGTTGATAACATCAAAGATGAAAGTCCGGATGAAATAAAGTCAATTGTAAAGAAATACAAAGAAAAGCTTAAAAAGTTTAGAAATTGTGGGTTAGAAAAAGGTGGAGAAATGTCACTTGAGAATCTAGCGTTCAAATTAATTAGAAGAAATGGTTATATTGAAAAACTATATGACATACCGACAGAAATTATAGATAAAAAATTATCTATGAAACAATAATTTAACAAATCAACAAATAAACATATTTATTGATATATTTATATAAAAAATAATATTTTAAAAACAAATATACTATGGGAGGATTAAGACCTATTGGAAGTGAAAAATTGCAAGGTATGGACAAGATTCGTAGAATTATGGAAATTGCCAGATTTAACGAAGTTTTACCACAATCCATAAATGAAAACAAATCAACTGAATACACTATACCTTTGGCGGATGGTAACACATATGCTATTGTTAAAGAAAGACAAGGTTATATTATTAAACTAAGTTTAAACGAATCTATAACAGATTATGTTGAACCTATGCAAAGTAGGAAATACTACCCATCATATTCCCAAGCCTTAAAAAGATTAAATTTAATGGCCAAAGAATACAACGGTTTGTACGGAAACGATGAAGGTATCTCTCTTTTTACAGAGCAAAAAAAAAAGTTTAAACTAAGATTACCTAAAACAAATACGGAAGAAATTCCCACACCATCTCCGGCACCAGAATTAGCTCCGGCACCGGCACCTATTACCCCACCGGCACCTATTACCCCACCGGTACCTGTTGATGATATGGGAGGTGATATGCCCCCACCACCATCTGATATGGGAGGTGATATGCCTCCACCACCGGAAGGAATGGGTGATGATATGGGAGGTGATATGCCTCCACCACCGGAAGGAATGGGTGATGATATGGGAGATATGGATGATGAAATGCCACCACTTCCTGATGATATGGGAGATGATATGGGTGACGAATCAAAAAAAGAAGAAGGAACTTCTTTTAAAATTATCCAGAAACTTACAGGTAAATTAGCACAAAAAATCAGAAAATTTAACGATAAAGATGAAATGGATGGTAATGATGTTAAATACATTATTAATTCTATTTTATCCGCTATTGATGTTGATGTATTAGACGATGATGATCTTGAAGAAATTATATCAAGATTAGAGGGTGATTATGATGATGAAGATAAAGACGAAGAGGATGATGACAATGAAGACGAAGATTTATCAATGGAAGAACCTTCAGATATGGGAGATGATGAATTACCTCCACCACCACCAGAAGGAGGAGAAATGACTGAATATGACACACCTACACTTGGGGATGCGGTTAATCGTTTGGCAACAACAACAATGGCTGATGGTCTATCTAAAATGAGTGGTGAAATGGGTGAAGAATATCCTAAACATGGGGCAAGAACCAGTCAAAGAAATTATAACCATTTTGAACACGGAACATTTGGTGAGTCAAAAGTGGATAAAATTATTTCAAAATATTTTAATATTACTAACAAGGATGTAATGATTAACGAAAGTAAGGGAATTAAAAGAAAAGAAGAAATGGAAAAATTAAGAGAAAAAAATATTAAAGGAATAAAAAGATTATCTGAAAATATTAAACAAGAAAGAATGTCTCTTAAATTTATTGAAATAAACCCAACATCAAAATTAGCCGGTTTATCTAATAAAGGTAATTTAGTTTTTATTGATGGTTTAACAGAAAGAAAAATAACAACGAACGGTAAAGTACTATGAGTTTTTTAATTTACATAAATGGATTAGGCCCAAATTATAGGGGAGAAAACATTTATGAATTTATATTTTCAGATAGTATTGATGAGATTTGGGGTGAAGGTTGGGAATTAAAACCAGCTAATGGATACCCAAGTCCTCCAGATGTTGAACACGTGAAAAAGGTTGGTACCTTAACCAACGGGGAAATAACATTAGAGTTGGTGCAAAACTCAGATGTATTTTCTGTTCAGGATTCAATAGACGGTGTATTGGCTTTGGGTTGGGAAAAAGAAGAAGACATTGATTTCTCATTAGTCAAACGACTTGTTTTCAAGTTTGGTGATGAGGAACAGATAGTTAAAGATAAACTGTATGAGAGAGATCTTGTATTAGAATTTGAAAAAAAAGTAGTATATGAAAACTAAAAAATATGTTACAGTTTTACTAGAAAATGGTATTCATTTTAACACCATTTCAAAAATGACTGGAAATCAAGTTAGAATTCTTGCAGAAAAGTTTGAAACAAAAGAGGCAGTAACACAAAAAGTTGCTCAAACCATAACAACATTAGATGATACAGATTTAAGTAAAGGTATGGCAGTACCTAACGATGACGCAACAGGTGATGTTCAGATTAAAAAAGTTGGAGGTAAAGTACAAGTTGTTACTGGTTCTAATGCTCCTATGTCTGAAGAAAAAGAACTTGATGAAAAATTTGAATCAAGATCACAACAAAAATTATTCTTTACAAAATGTGGTAATGGTAAAACAAAAGAACAAAAAAAATGGTGTAAAATGAGAGATGAATTTTCACGTAGTACAACTAAAAAAGACCAAAAAAATATGCCAGAAAAAGTAACCAAAGAAGGATATGAAAGATATCTTGAAGATAGAATTGTTGAAATGATTGAAAAACATATTGACCCTAAAATGACTAAGGGAGACATTTTACGAACAATTTCCGAAAGAAATAATAAGAGCGAATCTTTTATGTTGTCAAAACCAAAAAGAAATACTATGTTTTCCGAAAATGAAGGTATGGAAATGAAAAGACCAATTGGTAAAATGTCGTCTATGGGTGGAGAAATGGGAGAAAACACTAAAGAAAAAGAAAGAACAAAAACTCCAGGAACAAAAACTCCACCAAAAAAAAGAGATAACCCATTTAAGGACCCTAACCCTGGAGTAAAAGAAAAACCAAAGGCAAATACTAGAACTAAAGAGGCTCCGGCAAAACCTGGAGTTAAAACTCCACCAAAAAAAGGAGATAATCCATTTAAAGATCCTAACCCTGGAGTAAAAGAAAAACCAAAGGCGGAAATTGAAAGTCAAAAAAATGAGTTCATTGGAGCGATAAAACAAGCGTTAAATGTATAAAAAATGTCAAATAATTTAGAAAGATTAATAAGAAAAATTGTTAATGAAGCTCCTATGGATTTTGGTGATTACCAGGAAAGACCTCACCCAAGAACCCAACAAAAAATTGAGGACCCTCAAGGAATTTATGCAAAAAATAGGGCGTTTAGAGGTGGTGTTAGTGACGTAGAAAAAATGACTAGTAAACGATTTAAAGAAATTGTTGATTACGTTAAAAGATATTTTGGTACTCAACAAAATATTACAAACCCACAAGTTAAGTTGGCGATTCAAATGGAACAGATGAGATCTGTACAACAAGCCATGAGAACCGAACCTAGATATAGAGAACAATTAAGAGATTTAGCGGTTGAGATAGCAGCTAAAGAAGATGGGTGGTTATCTTATGATTTAACTATGGAAGATGCAGTTAATCAAGGAATTATTGCTAAAAAAAGACGGAATGGTGGTGGAATTGTGTATGAATTTAATTTTGTTAACATTGTTACATTTTTAGGTGAAAAACCAATTAATCCAAATGAGTTTCAGATTAAACCGGATAAAAAAAAGAAATTAGAATTACCTAAAAACTTTTCTTTTGATATTGATGAATTAACCCCTGAAGAACAAAGAGAGTTAGAAATTGAAAAAAGAAATGTTATTAACGCACTGTCACAAGGGGCGGGTAAAAAAGGTCAATTTTTGTACCAACTATATAAAGATAGATTAGACGCAATAGACCCATCATTATATGATTTATATAATAAAATAATGGGAGCAAATGATTTAATGTATTTTACGGATGAAGACCTTATTGAATCTTTAGGTGGTAATGCTGCCGGTTCTGCCGGTAAGGGAGGTGATGCTCCTGATGATGACGATGATGAAGAACAAGGGGGAGAACAAAATAATGAGGGTAACGATAATGATACGTACCATTCAAATGGAGTAATATTCCCAATCCTACTTCACGAACTATCTAAGGTGTTCCCAATGATACAAACAAGAGAACAATGGAGGGATATGGACCCAGAAATGGCAATGGATGTTATGGGTCAAACAGATACAATGGAGAATGAACCAATGAATTTTCGTGTTGGAACCCCACTTTTAACAAAAATGAGGACGTTATTACCAGATGAGTTAACTTTATATGATGAAGGTAAAATTTACAAACCTTTCTTTTATAAAATACTTTATGGAATCCCAGCTGAAAAATTTTTAAAAGATGTGATTGCCAATGTTGTTTCCGATAACCCATCTGACAATGAAAAAGCTAGAATAAAATTTACTGAAATTTTAGGACAAGCAAAAGAAATGTATAGAAAAACTTACGGTGATGCTCCTGATGATGACGATGATGATTACGATGATGATGATTACGATGATGATGGTGGCGATATTCTAAGTAAATTAGATTAATAATAAAACAATTATTATTTATTAAAACCCCCTTTTACAAAAATAACTGGGGGTTTTGATATTTATATGTAAATATCTTTATGGGTTTATCTAAAGAACAGTTAATGATAGAGTATGTTAAGTGTATGAAAGACACTCCATATGCTCTTAGAACTTATTTACAAACATACGACAACACAGTATCAAAGTACGTTCCATTGGGATTATTTCCTGACCAAATTTCCTTATTAAATGATTATGAGGAATTTGAGGAGAATATTGCATTAAAATATAGACAAGCCGGTGTAACTACGGTAACCGCCGCTTGGATATCTAAACGATTAGTTTTTGCAAAAAAAACACAACCTGAGAAAATACTAATAATTGCAAATAAATTGGACACCTCAATGGAGATGGCTAATAAGATTCGTGCCTTTGTTGACCAATGGCCTTCTTGGGTTGGTGCTGGGTTTTCGGTAGACAAAAATTCACAAAAACATTATAAACTAACTAATGGTAGTGAAGTTAAGGCCGTTGCGACATCAAAGGATGCCTTACGTGGATTTACCCCTACGATACTTGTATTTGATGAAGCGGCATTTATTGAGGCTGATAGCGATTTCTGGGCAGCTTGTATGGCGTCCCTATCAACAGGGGGTAAGGTAATTGTGGTTTCCACACCTAACGGGTATGACCCAATTTATTACGAGATTTATGACCAATCTTTAAAAGGAATGAATAACTTTAAAATCTCTGAGATGTTTTGGTTCAGAGACCCAAGATACTCAAAAGATTTATATTTAGTCCCAACAGACGATTTAGTTCATTATTTACTACATAAAGATGAACAAGATCCGTTAAAACACGTATCGTTTGAACATATTGATCCGTATCATAGAGATTATGACGAACTAACATCATATTTTAAAAAGGGTTATAAACCCTGTTCTTCTTGGTATGAAAAAATGGTTAAAAAACTTAAATATGATAAAAGAAAAATTAATCAGGAGTTAAATTGTGAATTTTTAGGTTCCGGAGATAACGTATTTGACAACAAACAATTAGAATATATTAAAAATAATTCTATAGAAGAACCTAAAACAAAGTTAATGGGTAATTCTTTATGGATGTGGGAAGAACCTAAAGAGGGTCATAAGTATATAATGGGGGTTGACGTTTCTCGTGGGGATAGTGAGGATTTTTCATCAATACAGATAATTGATTTTGACACTAGAGAACAGGTTCTAGAATATGTGGGTAAAATACCACCTGACGCTTTGGCGGAAATTGCATATAAATGGGGGTTAATGTATAGTGCGTTTGTAGTGGTGGATATTACTGGAGGTATGGGTGTCACTACGATTAGAAAAATGCAAGAACTTGGTTATAAGAATTTATATGTTGATGGTTTTGACACAACAAATATATGGAGTTATAACGCAAAGGCGCAGGAAAAAATACCTGGTATAAGTTTTAATAATAAAAGAGTTCAAATTATCGCCTCTTTTGAGGAATATGTAAGACACAAATTTAAAATTAAAAGCATTCGTTTATATAATGAAATGAATACTTTTATATATCTTAATGGTAGACCAGACCACCAAAGGGGGCAACACGACGACCTTATAATGGGAATATCAATGGCAATATATGTTGGTGAAACATCCTTCGCAAAACTTGAAAAGGTAACGGAACAAACAAAGGTTATGCTTGAATCGTGGACTATAAGTAATAACGATAGTGTGGGTAAAGATATTTACTTTAATCCGGTACTTCCAAATTTGAATGCGGCCTCACACAGATACAACATGAATTCAGGACCCTCAAAAGAAGATTATATTAAACATGGTTGGTTATTTGGTGGTAGATAATATTTATAAAAATGGGGTTAGAACTTAGAAGAACATCGGGAAAACAAATTAATGGATCCACTTTAGTGGTTCCCGGACAACCCATTTTAGGGTATAAAAAATTTGAGAACTCTTTTGGGTATAAGAAAAAACCGGAAACTTATGAAGGGCATCCAGTAGACCTAAAACAAATACCCCCAACACCAACACCAACAAATACGAATATATGAGTGCAGATTCTAATTTTTACTTAATGTTTGTTGATTAACTTTAAAATGTAAGAATAGTAAATATTTATATTTAAGAATTATAAACTAAATTTTCAATATGGAACAAAACTTTAATCAACTAACAGTTTGGCAAAGATTATCAAAGGCATTCGGACCAAATTCATTATTGGGTCAAGATGTTCCGACGTACAAATTTGACAAAAAAGAACTATTAAAAACTAGAGATAGAAACGAGTTTGAAAAAGAAAAATTACAAGCTCAACAGTCATTATATATGGCCAATCAATGGACTAAAATAGAGAGTAATCTTTATACACAAGCCATTTATTATGAACCAACAAGAATTGCAGCATTTTATGATTATGAATCTATGGAATTTACTCCAGAGATTTCTACTGCTTTAGATATATATGCGGAAGAATCAACAACACCAAATGAAGATGGTCATATTTTACAAATTTACTCCGAATCAAAAAGAATAAAAGGAATATTAGCCGATTTATTTAACAACACTTTAGATATTAACACTAACCTACAGATGTGGATTAGAAACACTTGTAAATATGGTGATAATTTTGTTTATCTTAAATTAGATTCCGAAAAAGGAATAATTGGTTGTGTTCAATTACCAAATATTGAGGTTGAAAGGCTTGAAAAGGGAATGTCACCTAGAACTCCCAATTCAGAAGTTAAACCGGACGAAAAAGGTTTAAGATTTAAGTGGAAAGAAAAACAAATGGAATTCAATACATTTGAAGTTGCCCACTTTAGATTACTTGGAGATGATAGAAAGTTACCTTACGGAACCTCAATGTTAGAAAAAGCTCGTCGTATCTGGAAACAATTGGTTTTGTCTGAAGATGCTATGTTAATTTATCGTACATCAAGAGCCCCCGAAAGAAGGGTTTTTAAAGTATTCGTTGGTAATATGGACGATAAAGATGTTGAAGCATATGTACAACGTGTTGCAAACAAATTTAAACGTGACCAAATTGTTGACAATAAAACGGGTAACGTCGATTTACGTTTTAATCAAATGGCGGTTGACCAGGATTACTTTATTCCAGTTAGAGATGCAACACAAACAATGCCAATTGAAACTTTACCAGGTGGTACAAATCTTTCTGAGATTGCCGATATTGAGTATATTCAAAAGAAACTTGTTTGTGCATTAAGAATACCAAAAGCATATCTTGGATTTGAAGAACCGGTTGGTGATGGTAAAAATTTATCATTACTTGATATACGTTTTGCTAGAACAATTAATAGAATACAAAAAAATATTTTATCCGAATTAAATAAGATTGCGATTGTCCATTTATTTTTATTAGGATTTGAGGATGAATTACAAAACTTTACATTAGGGTTAAACAATCCATCTAAACAAGCTGACCTATTAATGGTTGATGTGTGGAAAGAAAAAGTTTTACTTTATAAAGATTTGGTAAGTGAAATACCAAACTCATTGGCGCCGACCTCAGCTACTTGGGCTAAGAAACATATATTTGGATTCTCAGATGAAGACATTAAGTTGGATACCCAGAGACAAAGAATGGAAAGAGCGGTTGCCGCTGAACTTGCAAATACCGCAACAATCATAACCCATACAGGAATGTTTGATACGATTGATAGATTATATAAAACCGTTACCGGAACAACCCAATCAGGGGGAGCGCCTCCAGAAGGAGGAGAAGGTCCAGAAATGGGAGGACCACCATCCCCACCAGCAGGAGGACCACCAGAAATGGGAGGACCACCACCAGGAGGACCTGAAGGTTTACCAGAATCAAGAAACAAGTTAGAAAATTTACTATTAGAAACTGATAACGATATGTATATCACAAACTCATCGTTAGGTGATATGGAAAAAGAATTACTTAAAATATTAAAGGATTGATATATTTATAATAAAAACTGATTATGAAATTTGGAATATTAAAAACAAAAATAGAAAAGTGCCTTACCGAATCTTATGAAAACGGCACATTTAAAAAAGATGTGTTTCTTTTTAAGGAACTTGTTCTAAACAATAAAAACGTAAGCAAACTTTATTACCTTTACGATGAATTATCAAAGAATAAAGGACTAAACGAATCTTTAGGTTCTGAATATATTAATCAAAGTACGATTATATATGAAAACATTATTAATAAAATTGATAAGTTAAATCTTAAAGAATTATCGTTATGGTTAGGTCATGTAAAATCAGGTAATAACTATAATGATATTGATAATTTATTCTCCTCAAGTGTTGTAAATTTAGAGGAAAAAATTAAAAGTAAAAAAACTATATTAGAAAACTTAAAAAAACAACCAGTAACCGAAGAAGAAACATCAAAGGTCCCAATGGATAAAATGGTAAAAGTTGCTAATAAGACAGTTAATGATTATATCTCAACCTTAGAGGAATCTGATAAGAAAAAATTAACATCAATTTTAAATGAAAGTAATGATAAGTTAGTTATTAAGTACGATGTTTTAAAAGAAACGGTAATTGAAAAATTAGAAGATCTTAAATCTGAGGAATCTAACAACGAAGTTTTAGGAAGAATAAATGAAACTATTGTTAAAGTTCAAAAAGAATCCTTTGATAAGTTAAGTTATTTCAAACTATTGCAGTTGAATAAGAATCTTTAATCTTTTATTTGGATTTTCTGTTTGTAAATTGCTTTTTGCAACTCTTGTCTTTTTTCAACTGACTTTTTAGTAAATTCTTTTTTATAATTTAGGTGACTATTTTGTCTTGTTTTTATCACCTTACTTTTTAATTCTTTCAGGGCTTTTTCAATATCCCCTCTTTTAACTTTTACTATTAGCATATTTTTGTTTTATTTTCTTGTATATTGATATATATCGTAAAAATACGTAAACTTATTGAAAATAAACGATATTGGTATGAAAAAAAAATATGAAAAAAGGAAAAACCACAAAAATAAATGGATTCAGAACATCTAAAGTACATTACGGGACCGTCGACTCAAAAGAATTTAAATCACTTTATTTAAATATTCAAACTTGGTCGGAACCAAAAATTGAATCTGAAAATTGGACCCGTGTGGTATTAAACATGAACAGGGCAATAAAACATTCGGTTTATCAAAATATAGACAAAACATTATTTGACGACAAATTTATTGTAGATATGGACTTAAGAACCAGCGGACTACAACTAAAGAAAAAATCATTTATGAATTTAGAAATAAATTTATTTTTAAACCAAGAAATAGATTTTAAATCACCAAAATTAAAAAAATCCTTAAAAAATTTAACTAAAGAAATTTATAACGATGTCCTAACCGGAAATGACTATTTTAAGTTCTTTCTCACAAAAAATGGAAATTATAAACCTGTAAAGGTAATATTAGAAAAAGTTTAATATTTATTATTAAAACTAATTATGAACGGTTATAAAATTTTAGGCCCTAGAGATACGGGTAAGGGTATTCTTATTGAGTATGATGCGGGATACATTAATCCAAGAGAAGGTAGAAATTACGATTTATTAAAAGAGTCCAAAAATTTTATGGATTATTCTAAACCATTTGAATTCTATGCGGTCCTACAAAAATATGATACGCCAAATAGAAATGGTAGGGTTTATCCAGAAAAAATATTAAAGAGAGAATCTGAGAATTATAAAAAAATGATTGAGAAGGGAACTTCTCTTTCTGAATTAAATCACCCGGAATCTTCTTTAATAGATTTAGATAGAGTATCACATATGATAACTGAAGTTTGGTGGGAAGGTCCTGTTTTATTAGGTAAATTAAGGTTACTTACAAGTCCTGGATTTCATGAAAGAGGGATATGTTCAACTAAGGGAGATATTGCGGCAAACTACTTACGTCAAGGGGTTACATTAGGTATTTCTTCTCGTGGTGTTGGATCACTTAAAAAAGTTGGGGAAAGAAATGAGGTACAAGATGATTTTGAATTAATTTGTTTTGACTTGGTATCATCACCATCTACTCCTGGAGCTTATTTATTCTTAGATAAGAACGATAGAGGTAAGTATGATGAGAATCTTGAGGAGGAGACAAAAATGAATATAGAAAGAGCGACTGGAATGGAATCCACATCTATTGATAAAACAAAAAGTTTAATGGATAAGTTATCTTCATTTCTTGACAAATAATATTATTAGTCTTATTTTTATAAAAAAAAATTATAATTATGGAACAAGGAGAAAAGTATTTTGTGGCTAAAATCGCATCTGATTTATTAGATAGTGAATCAGGTAAAGTAAAAAAAACAAGAGAAGAAAAATTAGTTAAAGGGTATTCACCTACAGATGTTGAAGCCAAAGTTACTAAAGTTTATGAAAATTACACAATGGATTGGAGAATAACTTCAATTACAGAAAGTAAAATTGACGAAGTAATTGAATAAAAACAAATTTTATTTAAAAAATAAATGGAGATGATTAGGTTCATTTCCATTTTTTTTTGCATCTATATCAAAATAACTGAACTTTTTTATTTTATCAAGTATTTATTTGAATAAACATCACAAAATAAAAGATGATAAAAAACAATTCAGTTATTGAGGACGCACTTTTCCAAATACAAAATTTGGAGGAATCCCTTAACAAAAATGCACAAGGAATACTTTCTTCAACTATGAGGAGAGAAATTGGTTCATTAGTAAAAGAATCTCTCTTAGAACAAGATGAGGTTGAAGATGAGGACGATGTTGACGTTGATGTATCTACCATGGATGATTTGGAAGATATTGATGCCGATACTGATAATTTAGATGATGTAGATGATGAGGATGATTTTTCATTAGACGTGGATGACACGGAAGATGATATGATGGACCTACCAACTATGGATTCAGATGAGGACACAATTGATTTAACCAAAGCATCAGATGCTGAAGTTTTAAGAGTATTTAAAGCAATGGGAGATGAAGATGGTGTAATCGTAAAAAAAGAAAACAATATGTTACATTTATCAGACAACGAAAATGATACAGAATACCTAATCCAACTTGGAGAATCTGATATGCCTATGAGAGATTCTATGATGGACGATATGCCTATGAGAGGTTCTATGAGAGGTTCTAGGATGGACGATATACCTATGAGAGGTTCTATGAAAGGTTCTATGAAAGGTTCTATGATGGGTGATGAATTTGGTGATTACGATAAATTTGGTGATTACGATGAATTTGGTGATGAAGACGATTATTCGTCAAATAAATTTTCATTTGATGAATTTGGTGATGAAGACGATTATTCGTCAAATAAATTTTCATTTGATGAATTTGGTGAAGAAAACGATGATGATTTTTCATTTGGAGAATTTAAAGAAATTGAGGACTTAACTCAACAATCTCTTGAAAACGATAAAAAAGAGATGGGTGAAGAAACAATCTATGAGTTAGAATTAGATGATGAAGGACTTTCAGGTGACAGACACCCAATCGAATTTATGGAAATGGATGATTATGATACGTCAGATAATGTAGATAGATATTTTGAAGAAGACCCATATGCGGAAGAAGACCCATATATGGAAGATGAACTATACTCTAATGAGATGCCAGTTGGTAGGTCCATCACTGATGAATTAGAAGAAGGATGGATGAATGAAGCCAAAATGAAAGCAAAAGCCAAAGGAATGGGTATGGGTAACGCATCTAAATTCAGATACGATAAAAAACCAAACCAATCTGGTGGTTTCAAAACAACTATGAAACAAGGAACCAGAGGTGTTGGAATGGGTAAAGCGAAATTTGAATATAAAGAAGAAGTTAACTACGAAGGTTTTGGAATGAAACCAAAAGCTAGAGGAGAATTTAAAGAGGCTTCTAGAACTTTGGGTAACGGTAAAAGATGGGGTAGAGAAGGTTTGGATAAACCAAAAGCAGCACCTAGACATTTAAGAAAAGAAAGTACTGAAGAATTAGATTTATTAAGAGCGAAAAACGGAGAATACAGAAAGGCTCTTGACCTTTTCAGAACTAAATTAAATGAGGTTGCAGTTTTCAATTCAAACTTGGCTTACGCAACTCGTTTATTTACTGAACACTCAACAACTAAACAAGAAAAGATTAATATTCTAAGAAGATTTGACAACGCCGAAACTTTAAAAGAATCTAAAAATCTTTACAAATACATTAAAGGAGAACTTTCTGAAGTAACTTCAAAAGGAGATGGTACAATCACAGAATCAGTACAAAGAACAATTTCTAAAGTTCCTACAACAGGATCGGCAGTAAATTTAATTGAATCTAAAACGTATGAAAATCCTCAGTTCTTAAGAATGAAAGATTTAATGGGAAAATTAAAATAAATAAATAAATAAACTAAAAAATAAAAAACCAAAAAAAATGGGAGCATTATTAGAATCAGGTCTTGTAGGTAACATCGGGTTAAAACACCTTAAAGTTATCAAAGAAGACACTATAAACAAATGGGACAGATTAGGGTTCCTTGAAGGTCTTAGAGGCCACCTAAAAGAAAACGTAGCACAGTTATATGAAAACCAAGCTTCTTTCTTGATTAACGAAGCAACTTCAGAAGGTTCTAACGGAGCATTTGAAACAGTTGTTTTCCCTATCGTAAGAAGAGTTTTCTCTAAATTGTTAGCTAACGACATCGTTTCTGTACAAGCAATGAACTTACCTATCGGTAAATTGTTCTTCTTTGTACCTAAAATCCAAGGTTACAAATCGGCAGCCGTTGATGGTGGTGAGCATTACGCACCAATCGGTTCTCCAAACGCAGTTGACAGTGGTGATAACGATCCTAACCAAGGTTATGGTACGGCATCGGCAACAAACTTCCCTTACGCAAAAAATCTTTATGATTTGTTCTACGAAGGTGGTGAAGCAGGTTTGGATCCTCCAGGATTGTTTGATTACTCTAAAGGAGCGTGGACTGCAGTTACTGCTACAACACAAATCCAAGTATGGTCTAGTGGTAATCTAGTTCTTTCAAACGCACCGACAGGTAACATCAGAAAAATGATTTTGAAAATTTCAGGATTCAGAAGTTCAGGAGCTGGTAAATTAGTAGGTCCTGATGGTAATGAAATGGATTCAGAAACATTCTTATCTGACCTTAAGATTATTGCAAATCAACCAACTTTATCCGCATCTACAACACCTTGTAATGTACTTGCAGACGCAAACGGTACCCCACTTCCATTGTTATTTAGAGTTGTTACTCAACAATACGGTAAAGGAATCGTTCAATACGGTAATCAAGCGTCAACAACTTGGCCAACAACAGGTAATGGTGGTTCTTACTACGATATTTGTGACGCTAATGGTTACATCTACGTTGAAGTTGACCTTTCTTGTCCTGTATGTGCTGACTGTGACTCAACATCTTTAGATGGTTACACAGGTACTACAATTTATTCAGGACATTCAGGTAATTCATTTACTTCTATCTATAGAACTTACAAAAATATGGAGTTTGAAGACCAAATTGGTGAGGTTTCTTTTGATTTAGAATCAGTAACTGTTTCTGTATCTGAAAGAAAATTAAGAGCACAATGGTCTCCAGAAATGGCACAAGACGTTGCGGCATTCCACAACATTGACGCTGAAGCTGAATTGACGGCTTTATTGTCAGAACAAGTGGCCGCTGAAATTGACCGTGAAATTTTACGTGACTTGAGAAAAGGAGCGGCTTGGAACCTACGTTGGGATTACAACGGATGGAGAAGAATTGCTCAAACTACATCTTATACTCAAAAAGATTGGAATCAAACTTTGATTACGGCAATCAATCAGTTGTCAGCACAAATCCACAAATCTACTTTAAGAGGTGGAGCTAACTGGATCGTTGTTTCTTCTGAGGTTTCTGCAATCTTTGATGATTTAGAATACTTCCACGTATCTAACGCATCTCCTGAACAAGACCAATACAATATGGGTATTGAAAGAGTTGGTACTCTTGCAGGACGTTACCAAGTTTACCGTGACCCTTACTTCCCACCAAACACAGTTTTGTTAGGACATAAAGGAACATCATTGTTAGACACAGGTTACATCTACGCACCGTACGTACCTCTACAATTAACACCTACAATGTACAATCCGTTCAACTTTACTCCGATTAAAGGAATAATGACGAGATACGCGAAAAAAATGGTAAACAACAGATTTTACGGAAGAATTACCGTAGATGGTGTTCGTACATTTGATTTAAGAGAATTGAGATAATCAAAATCTTAAAGTATTACACTCAAAAGGGACAATTTATTGTCCCTTTTTTTATTTCTCATTAGTTTGGGTAGAATCCCCCAATTTTGAAAACACTCTAATAGATTTAGAAATAACTTCAGATTCGCCTATTGTATAGATTCCTCTATTATATGCACACTTAACCGCCTCCACTAAATAGTATATTGCGTGTTCTTTATCCATAGTGGATAGTATAACTTCCAGGTGTTCTTCGTTAAACAAATCAATTGTTCCGAATAAATTACCAAATAACTCTTCTTTATTTTTCATTTTATTTAATATAAGATATTTATAATTATAATTAAATAATGAACATAAATCAAATATTAAGAAAAATTTTAAATGAGGCTACTTCTGATAGTTCCGGAAGTAGAGGATCGTATATCGGTCCACTACAACCTGGGGTTAGAGAATTTAAAAAAATTGATTTACAACCGTTCACAATGCCCGTTTCAAAATACAATAACGCAATGTTACAGTATGATAGTTATGATGGGTCAATGAGTTTACCAAAAAAACAAATTAATAAATTAGAAAATAAATCCAAAAAAATTTCTAATTATATAAAGAATCACCCAAATTCAACATCTAGTGATGAAGATGGTAATGTAATTAATCAATACCCAGGAAAAATAACTGAATCCAGTACATCTATTTCAGCGGGAGCATATAATGGACCACAAGAACTTGGTTTACGTAAATGGAAAAAACATATATTAGGACCGTACACCGATGAGGTTGACCATTACATAACTAAGAAATACAAGGAAAAAACATTAAAAGGTAATGTTAAAAGAATTGTTGGTGTTTGGGAAAAGGACCCACATACTGATTCATATGAGGTTGATACATATCCGGTAGATACAATTAAAGAAGACCTTAGTGTTTGGTTTGGTAATAAAAAAAAATCAAAGGGTTCATCAGAACCACAAGGTCCGTGGGTAAATATATGTAGTAATAAAAAGGGTGGAGGTCATCCACCTTGCGGTAGACCAGATGCGGATTCAAAAGGTTACCCAAAATGTAGAGCCGCTGGGGTTGCTGCAAAAATGACAGATGAACAAAAAAAATCAGCGTGTCAACAAAAAAGAAGTGCTGAGAAAAAAGACACCCAAATTGGTAAAGGTCAAAAACCAATTATGACAAAATATAAACCAAGAACAAATGAAAATATGAAAAGAAAAATTATTACATTAACCGAAAACGATTTAATGAGAATTGTTAAACGAGTTATAACAGAACAAAAAACACCTACTGGAGTAATTAATCTCTTTTGTCAAAATGATATAAAAGATGATTCATTTAGAGAAAATAACTTAATCTTCAATAGTGAAGAAGATAAGAATGGAGGAATAAATGGTGGTGGATATAAAAGATTATACTTATCCCCGTCACCATCATCAACAATTCCTAGAGAAACATATGATACTGATATGTTTACGTTGGATATAGTGCCAGCCGACATTCTAAGTCAAGATTTTTTAGACCAAACCGAATTTGATGATCCTAACGCCAAAGTTTATTTTCTTGGTATTAAAAATGACTTAACATACTTTTGTCGTATAGATTCCGGTACTGATCCGGAATGGAAAACTTATCTGAATAGTCTTTAATCGTTAAACTTAGGAACAACAATCGGTTCGTTAGGGATTGTAATATTACCTCTAGTGTAAGCGAAAGTTTTAAACCATTCTTTTTTTTCTTTAGACCAAGTTGACATCTCAGTCGCATACTCTGAAGTGAATTTATTTAAATCATATTCTGTGGTGTCAGAATAAACAATGGCATTTGATGTTTGCGTGTTAGTAATAACTGTTTGGGAAAACAAGTTAAAACTAATAAAAAAAGACAGGGTTAATAAGGATGTTTTCATAAGGTTTATTTTTTTAATTATTTATACAAATATAAGTATTCTATTCTAACCACCAAAATTTTTTGTGGTTTTTTATTTAACAACGTGATTCTCTAATTTTTCTAATACGTGTTGTAGAGAATTTTTAATTTGGGAACTAACATCTTGTTCTGTCTCTGAACGTCTTTTTTCTGTTTCAGTATCAAAGATAAATGTTATTCTTTCCCAATCTCTATCTGATAATTTAACGTTATAATTAAAAACGTGATTTGTGATCTCAATTCTACCATGATCCATAGTAACAAACATATCAAACGCAGTATTTCTAATATATCGTTTATTAGACATTGGGGCTATCATAAAATCGGAATGAGGGTTTGAGATTAATTTAAGACATATCTTAAAACAAGTTTTTTCGTATGACGTAACTTCCTCTTGGTAAGTTTTCATCAATGACGAACGTTTTGACCAAAGATAAAATCTCATCTTAAATCTTTTAAAAAATCTGATTATTTTTTTTTTCATATATGTGTGTTATTTTTAGTATAAACAAATATAATCAAATTAATTTAATCCACAAATAAAATCTTTAAATAATTTAACAATAAGCTCCAGAACAATGTCTTTTACCATCTAAACCTTTAATTTTTCCTTTACATACTTGTACGGCATGGCCATTTGAATATGCGGAGGGGTACACGTCATATTTTGCCTTTGCTGATGCCTTACCCCTTGCACAAAGAGGTGTGCCAGTTTTTTTTCTACCTTCCATCATAACCGTATCATCATCCATATTCATAGACATTTCCATACCGTCTTTTTTAGATTCATTCATTAAAAAATCAAATACTTGGTCCATGTTATTTTTTGCTTCTGAAATATGGTCTTGAGCCCAATCATGACCATTATCTAAAATAGATTCAATCATGTCTTGGTCTAAATCTAATAACATATCACATTGTCTTCTCATTTGTTCTAAATTTGAAAAGAACATATATCTTTGAGATTTTTCTTCGTGTGTTTCTCTAATAACTTTTTTAATTAATCTATCTAAATTTCTCATTTTTAAAATATTACGAATTTAATCCATCCGGACCTCCAAGAACTACCATATTCAATTGAGTTACCGTACCACCCGTTAAATCGGACCATACGGGGTGAGGTGGTGTTACTGACACCACAGATTGGTCACATAATTCAATACATATTGTAACTTCAGTATTTGCGCTTGATTCTCCCATTTTTATTTGTTTTTATATAAATATATTGTTTAATTGTTTAATCCATCAGAACCACCTAATGTTACCATATTTAATTGTGTTACTTGACATTATTTTTTATTCACAATCTGGAATTTTATTGTTCTTTTAAATGTATTTATCTCACCACTTGAAATAACTTTTAAATCAACATAATACTCATTTGGTATTTTATCTCTCATATCAAAAATAAAATAATATTCATTTGATGTTCTATTTAATTTTGTCCAATCTTGAACTTGAACTTCTGTTTGACCTTCTCTAACATAAACACGATAAAAACCTTCTACTTTTGGTAGTTGTTTATTAGTTGTAAAAGCTTGTTTAATAATTACGCTAACTTTTCTAATATCGGTGTTTAATATTTTTTCATCTTGTTTAACACCATAAAAATCAAAACCATATGTTGCTGGTTCATTAGTTGTTGTTGTAAGTTGTATGGATTTTTTAATTGGGTAAATTACAAACTCATTAACCACATTAGGTAATGAAAATCCATTTAACTTTATATTAGACCAAGTATCTGTGAATATACAAGGTGTGTGGTATCCAATAAGTGGAGGTATTGTAACCTCATAAACCCCTTGTGTTCTTTGACATGTGGGTAGATTAATTAATCCTGGAATTGCAGTCCCAGTTTGATCCTTAATAGTGACAAAAGGATTTTCATCAAGATTTTGAAAACTACCATCTTCAAAAGAGTAAAGGTAAAGTTTGTTTGTTTTACCTAAAGAAAAAGTATTCCTATCATCCTCAATTAAATCGTCATATACAGTTTCTAATCTTGGTTCATAAAATGTCTGAGTATGTCTTGAAAAGAACCCAACATAATAAGGTGCGGTTGTCCCAGTTAAATTTTCTAATTGGGGTAAATATGAAATTCCCCAACCAACAGGGTTAACAAAATTACCTTGTATAATTGAATTTATATCATTTGTCATATCAAACTCAATGTTCTCATCCCCAAATTCAAAATGTTGTATATCAACAATGGTTAATGCCGAAAAATTAAAAACACCAGAATTTGTATTATCATAAATTCCTTGTTGTTCCCAATCATATAAAGTTTCTCTTTGAACCCAGTTAGATGGTCTTACAGAATAATTTCTATCTCCAGGTAATGACTGTACATCTGTGAAATCATAACCAACACCTTCATCCCAAGTTTGTGGTTTTGTTTCGTTAAAATCCTCATAAGGTATTCTCCACAAAATTAAATCAAATGAAGTTGCTCTTTCCATTTCTGATGCGGTCTTTGTATTTAAAAAATCCCTATCAAAAAAAGAGGTATTAACCATCCTTAAAGTGTGTTTAACATTATCAAAACAGGTTACGCCTGTTGTAATAATTCCTTGTTGATACTTTTCCTGTAATTCTGTAAGGTCTATATTAAATATAAATCTTGAGAATCCAATTGGGATTTTAACATCACCGTCACCATAGTACAACTCAACAATAGGATTTCTTCCCGTATTTGTTAAACCACTGTAGACGATAGTGTTATTCCTACTAAAATAAGAGTTGTGAATTGACATTTACTTTTTTAATATAAATATCAATTAATTCGAATATTTTGATTTAAAATTGTTTTTTCTGCATTTGCTAATGCGGTTGTTATGTCTGAAATTTTAACTCCTTGTAATGGTTCTTGTATTGGAGCCTCATTAATGTTGTGAGTATGAGCCTGAATAAAGTCAACAATTAGTTTTAGAAAATCTATAAGTTCCTCACCTCTAACCATAGAACTTGTGTTTGGTTTTATATCGTCAAGGATTTTTTCCTGAGATATTCCATATAAGGTATCTTTTAAATTAAAAATATTTCTATTTGGATTTTCTGCTCTGTGAGACAATAAATAAAGATAATCACCACCCATTAATCCATATGTTACAGGTCTCTCAAGATACTTTATTTTTTCTACAATAGTTTCCTTAGAAACTTTTTGAGGTCCTACGGTATCTTTATCCCAAACAACTGCAAACCCTGACTCACTATTAACTTCATTTAATTTTATTTCATTAAAAACTGTTGTTATTAAATTAGATACTATTACATCATTACTTAATAATTTTTCATTTGTACTTACGTTTGGACCAAAAACAAATGGGAATTGTTGATTCAATATTCCATTATTTGGATAATCTTTATATCCAGGTATTGTAACTTTACCTCTATTGAATCCTCTAATATATTGATTAACTAAAGAACTTACTTGTAATGCGGTAAAACCGGTAAACTCCATTTTTGAACCTGGAACAGGAATACAATTAGATGTTGTTCCGGTATTAATTGCAAAATTTAAAACTTTTGTTGAATCCGTTGGTTTAACACTATTAGTTTGAACATACCCACTCATAATATTTAAAGTGGTATCTACTCCGGTTATTGACCACTCAACAAAGTTTTTAACTTCTTGGTCAACATAAAAATCAACATTTAAACTCATTGCTCCATCATCAACCCTTTCTAAAGTATAATTTGATAATTGAACAAATGACCTAAGATCGTTTGATGTTGGTATTTCTTTATTTGGTGATTTAATATATTTTCCAGACCTTAAAATAATATCTTCTTGTTTAATTAATAGGTCCGATGTTCCTCTACCTAAAATTGCGTTATCTCCAGGTTCCGGATATACCCCACGTATGTCCACATCAATTTCTCCGGTAAGTTTGTTTCTAACGTCCTTTGCTTGTTTTATGTAAACTCCATTGTCTAACATAGATTGGGAGTTATCATAAGATTCAAAATAATTGTTCCAAGGACGACTTACAGGACCTTGTATGTAGAATTTGTTTGCCCCCCTTATTTCATCACGAGTTGCATACATAACGTGAACATATTCACCCACTCTTGGAACCTGACTAATGTAGTATGGTATTAATGGTAAAAAAACAAAAGGGTCTTTATAAGTCCATATATCTTTAGATGCATTCCAATCTACTGGGAGTGCTTGTAATTGATTATCAATTTTTGGTAATACCCTAAGTCTACCCAACATTAGTGGGTCGACATTATCTAAAACTTTACCGGATATTATAATTCTTTTATCTTCCATTTCTTGAGTTGTACTCCTTTAATAAACTATTATAAGTTGTCTCTAACTTATCTAAATGTTTTGTCATTTTTAAAACAACATTTTTTGTTTTTTCAAAATCTTCATTAATAAAATCCATAGCAAATTCAAGATCTTTTTTTGGTCTTACTTTATATTCAGTTATGATTTCTACTATTTTATTTGTTTCTATATTATTTTCCATGTTATAATTTTTTACCGAACACTACTTTAGGGATTGTTTGACCAATAGGTGTGATTGACAATAAATCAACCGCCACCTGTACTTGACCATTTTGTGATTCTTCTTTATCAATCCCATCAATAACCGCCTTAATTGATGCCATAAATTTATTTGGTGACCCATCCGACATAGGTCCTGTAGGAATACCTAACTTTTCAAATTCCTCAATAACATTTAAAAATGCTCTGGTTGATGAAAATCCACTTAAAAATCTTGATGCTAATAACAAAGGTAGAGGAACTTGATTCCCAAAACCTTTAGATGCTAATTTTAATAAATTTTGTAAATCATCTATTACACTTTTACATTCTCTAAAATCTTTAACCAATTTAGCAATTGCCAATATTATTTGAGTTAATGCCAATATTATTGATAATTTTTTATTAACTTTTTCATTTCCAATATCGGTAGTGATTGTTTGTAATAATTCTTTTATGTCTTCTTTAATAGAATCAAAAATAATTTTAATAAAAATTGCACCTATTTTAGAAACAACACTAGTGAAAAATGTTTTTAATTTTTTTATAAAATCAACGTATGAAAATACTTCATCCATTACATTTTGATTTAACGCCTTTAATACAATACCAAGAGGTAATAATGTTTTTGGTGATAATAAAGACAAAACGACTGATTTGGGAAATTCTTTAATAAAAGATGCATCTAAATTTATTTGTAATGGTACCCAATCTGGATTTTTAGTTATTGTGTCAGTTATATTTGTTGCATCCTCAAGGGTGTTATTATTATTTGTTCCAGGAACAAAAACCAAATTATTAATTGAGTTTACAATTGCGGTACTATTAATTGGTAATTGTACATTATCACATTCTTCAAACGTTGCAACACCATTAATAATATCCGAAACATTTTGGTCAATAAAATTTAAATCAATTTCGGTAAATTCAAAAAAAGAATCGTCAATATTATCGTTTTCAGAAACTTTTGCGGTACCAGAAACATCAATCTCTTTAGTGTTATCATAACATAACCCCATTATTCTTTGTAGGAGTATAAACACTTTTTGTAGTGACTCAAGATCGGACTTACCATCACCTTTTTCAATGGATACGGCTCCAGTTAGTTGATTCATTAAATTAGCAAAAATATTTTTAAAATCAATAACCTCAATCGTTGAGTAATAATCTTTTAAAAATTCTTTTATTTTGTTTCCTGTTAATCTGTTAGATAAATTAACTTTATAAAAGTTACCAGTAACGTTATTACCAAATGGGTCAATGTAATTCTCAACATAAGTTATATCAAATAAATTTTGTCCTGATTTTCCTTGGTAGTTTGAAGAATATTGAACGGAAAATGGTTGGTTAATATTTTGAATCCTATTATACAATTCTTTATTCATTGCAAACGGACTTCCAGGATAAGAAAGAGTTTTATCTTCATAAATTATTTGACCAACATTATTATTAGGGTCAACCATTAACTGACCTAATAAATCAATAGATTTAACTTTTAAATATAAATCTTGGTTTGGTGTGTATGTTTGGTCTTGGGAACAACCCGCAGCATTTAAAATTTCTTGTTCTATTAACTCAAGAATTTTAGGTTTTAACTCATTAAGCGCAGTTACAAATTTATTAATTATATATTTTTGTGTGCTATTTTTACCTTTTATTTTAAGTCCGGGTATTTTATTATATTTTGAATCTTTTAACTTTTTAAAGCTACCCCCCATTAAATCATCTTTTGATGGTAAATTATCTCCAGAATCTAATTTAAGTTTCATTAAATTATCTATCTGACTGTTTGCGCTTTTTTGATATTTTTGTTTTTTCTTTTTTGCACTATCAAGAGTTTGGGTTATCTTCTTCTTATTTTTTTCATAAGAACTACCCGCTTTCTTTTTTAGTTTTTTATAATCTAAAGATATTTGTTTATACGTTTTATTCTTGGTTATAGAACTACCAATAGATTCATAACCTTCCTCAATATCAATAGCCATATCACTTATTTAATTTGTAATTTTTATCTGACGTATCTTTGTCAATTAAGTTTTTCATCACATCATCATCTAAATCCAAATCAGAAAGTGTAAAATTATCATCTTGTCTTTCTTGAGATTTTTGCCAAATTTGTGCTTGTAACTTTGAGAGGGATAATTTTTTCTCCACACAATCATTAATTATTTTTTGTTGTTTTTCAATAACAGGACCAATAAGAGTCATATCTTCTGGTTCCTTCATCATTGTTAACATTTTATTTTGGATTCTAATTGCGGTATTTCTTTGTTCCACTAATTCGTTGTAGATTTCTTGCATCAAAGATAACATAGAATCTTTGGTTAAATTAATTTCTTTTTTTGGTGGTCTTCCCATATTTATAAATATCAATTTTTTAAAATCTCTTGGATAAGTTCTAAATATAATTTTTTATATCTTTTCATAGAACTTCTAATTTCTTTTGTTGATAGGTTGGTCATTTCCCTTAACTCAAATAAAATTACATTTTTATTAAACTTATTATTATTTGTGTCAGGAAATATTGATCCATAATTTTCAAAAAGGTCAGAGATTGCTTGGCCTAATTTTACCTCTTGTTCGGTTATTTTATTATCATCCATACTATCTTTTAACTTATTTAAAAATTTTTTAATAATTTCTTCTGTAGTTAACTCTTCATTATCAATGTAATAAATCATATCAGGACTATGTTGTAAATCAGATGAAATGTCCTCGTATGAAATTTTACGATTAGTTTCCTTCTGGTCTTTCATAATTTGACCCATAAGATAATTCTTACAGATAGTACCAAAATATGAATACGCTTTTTTTTCTTTTGACGGTTTAAATTTATCAATTTTTGTCATCAAAAATGAATGTGTATCAACATGAATTTCATCGTAACTCATATCTTTTCTATATAATTTATATCGTCTTATTATTGACGATATCATCTTATCCAAAGGAAACTTTAAAAACTCATTATATATTTTATTCTTCTCTTCAAAAGTAGTTGCGGTTAGATATTCTCTAACCGCATTTTCTTCTCGTTCTGCAAAATAATTTGTTGTTTTTGGTTTTCTTCCTTTCTTTTTCTTTTCATCACAATTTTCACAAATTTGTTCATTTTCTAACATTAAACTTCTTGTGGTTCATATTTTATGTCTCTATCTTTAATATATAGATATTCTTTTTTTGCCGACTCAACCCAGAACTTAACCTCATCTTCAGAAAGTCTATCATCACCATTTTTATAGTTCCAAAAAATTGACCCCTCTCTTAAATTCATATGTTTATAACCAATTTTAGGGATTGCCATAAATTTAAGTGAATTATGTGTCATTCTTAATAAGAACTCATAACCAAAGGTTAATCTAAAAGATGGTTTAATCATACCAAATTTAACATATTTTTCTTTTTTAATTAACATTCCTGAGATTTGGAAGTTTTGATATGTAAGTAATGTTTCATTAGTTAAAATTCCCATTTCCGATGTGAAGTTTGCCGCAAATGTGGCTTCGTTTGTAAATCCTACAAACACCCCTTTATCGTTAACGTCAACAACTATTGGTAAAAATGCGTCCACATCTCCATAAATTCCCATATAGTTTTTTGCATTTTTAAACCAAATGTTGGAGTACTCATCATCAAATTCTAAAATAGATACCCATTCAGAAGTTGCTTTCTCAATACCGTAATTAACTTGAGACGCAAAATTAGGGTCTTCATCGTATTGTTCAATAATAACGTTTAGACCTTCAAAATCAAAATCCTTTACAAAATTTAAGAATGTAGATTCTCCAGTATGGACAATGATTAGTTCGTCAACCAATCCAGTTTGGTTTTTAAGTGAGGTGATTGCTTTAGTGAAATAATCATCAAAGCCAAATACATTACCTGTTTTAATTGGTAAGATAACCGAAATAGTGTTTTTTGTTTCCATATTATTCTATTGTTTCAAATTTAGTTAATTGTTCTTCAAATGTTTTCATTCTTGTTTCTATCATGTTTGAGAACACTTCCAAAACGCGAGATTCAAACTTTGACATATCTGAATATTCAGACGAGGTTTTTTTCATAAAAGTATATAATTCAGGGTTAACATTATCCTCTAACCAATTTTGGACAAAATCTGAAATAACATCCACCATTGAGTTTTTATTAACTAACCATAGTCCGTTATCTTCATTTAACCATTCCGGTTGCAAATTAGGTACTAGACCAATTACCGGAACTCCCATCTTCATTGATTCAAGAGGAAAGGTACCAAACCCACTAGTTTCATCTACCCAGACAGATAAGAAACTATCTTTAAGTGCATTTGCAAATTCAGTTTCAGTTAGACCTCTTAAATCTCTAAATGTTATCCATCTATATTGTGGGAATCTAACGTAGAATTGTTTTATAATGTTGGCAGTATCTCTTTGGTCTCTAGTGTGAATTGAGATAATTGTTTTAGGTGGAAACTCTGATTTTTCAAAAACTTCAGAAATAACCGGTTCAATAATGTCAAATGAAATTTTTCTCATTAGAGTGTCAATACGTTCTTTTTGTTTTTCTGATGTAGTAATACATTTATAAAAACTCATCTGAGTCCAACTTTGACCAGGTTGTAAAGTTTCAAAAATATGGTCATATGCTTGAGTTAAAACAACTTTACCACAAGGTAAATTTTTAACTTGTTCCATAATGTAACCAAATATTTCTGGAATAATTAAAAGGTCATCCGGAGAAATTTCTAAGTTTCCATCATCAATTGATTTATGTGGGAGTTCGGACATATATTCTTCACCTAACCAACTACCAACACCAAAATATTCTTTATTTTCGTGTAATATAATTGGGTTATAACCGTTTTTTTTAAGTGTCATTGCCATCTGATAAGTATATCTAACAGAAGCCCTAGCATTTCCTTTAGTATCTTGTACTATAAAATACAAACGAGATTTTTTATCCTTCATACTTTGGATTGATTTCTCTAGTTTTTTTACTTGTTCTGAGTTCATAATTTTATATTTTGTTTATTATTTTATTCATCAATAATGTGTTGAATGCAATTTTAAAAGGGATAGATAGTTCATTACTTTTCATCCCTAAATTTTCATCCACTTCATTACTTTCGGTTAATACAGTTTCCAACATCGATTTTACAATCTCATATTTTACTAAATGTATTTGGGTTTCTCCGGACTCCCCGTCAAATTGGACATATTGGTCAATAACTTCTAAGTCCACATAGTAATTTTCGTTAAATACTTGAAACATACTTTTTAATTTTTTCTAAAGTTTCTTTGAATTCAGAAAGGGACGATACCTCATATTCTGATTCAATGTGTTTATTATAATTTGTTGTAAATTTTACAACAATTTTATCCTTTGGTTTTTCTAATAATAAGGTAGGATTAGCCGTAAGTAAAACGTCAACGTCATTCCACATATTATTTTTAGTTATTTCACTATAAAAAAGTACTTTTTCAATCAAACATCCAAACTTTGATAAGAAAAATAATGAAGATGGTTTTGATTTACCAATCTCATCTGACACAATTAATAAATCATATTCATCTCTTAATTCATAATACAAATCATTTAATATATTAAATGTTGACATTTCTGTTGATGGAGCGTGACCAAATAGTTCCATTGTGTATTCTTCATACATAAAAGAATATAGATCCTCTTTTGATGGAAAAGAAAAATGATTTAATAAATCCAAAGACGTAACATCACTTAAAATTTTATATTCAAACAAATTAGAATTAACATTCTCATTAATGGAAACCACTTCATCAGTATCTCCAGAAAATTCTAACTCATATGTTTTATCCGTTGATTTACATTCATGACTATCAAGTAAATGTTTTTCATATATTTCTATGAATTTACCAATAGTATCCCTAAGAACTCCATTAATCTCAATCCCTATTTTCATCATATTTACTTAGTATTTTACTTATTAATGGATTTCTAACATTCTTAGCGTCCCTAAAATCATAAACACCAATATCTGGAACATCTTTAAATCTTTGGATTGCATCATATAGTCCCGATTGTTTTTTATCTTTATATCTATCGGTTTGTTCTAAATCTCCAGAAATAAAGAACTTACTATTATAACCAATTCTTGTTAATAATAATTTCATTTGATTTGGAGTGGAGTTTTGAGCTTCCTCAAAAACTAATATTGAATTGTCAATATTCATACCTCTCATAAAAGCCAAAGCAAAAACCTCAATAACCTCTAAGTCCTTTAATTTTTCTCTAGCCTCTTTACCAATAATTTTATTTAATAGATAATAAGATGGAAAAATATAAGGATCTAATTTTTCCTCAAGGTTACCAGGTAAAGAACCTAATTTTTCCTCTGCCTCAACTGCCGGTCTTACAATAATAATTTTTTCGTAAGAATTGTTTGAGTCAATTAATAAATCAACCGCCGCTTTCATTGCGATATATGATTTACCAACACCTGCTGGTCCTGACGCAACCGTAATTTGATTGTTTCTAAGAATATTATAATACTCTTCTTGGTGTTCGGATAAAAATTTATTTTTTTGTTTTTTCTTTATAACTGAATTTATCAAATCTTTTTTTGAAAATTGTGGTTGTGGAGACGTTTCATCGTCTTTTTGTATTGGTTTTTTTCTAGCCGTCATTTATTTAAAACTACTTGTTTATTTATCCATTCATATGTTTTTTTCATCCCTTCAAATAGAGGTTGGGACACTGACCACCCAATTTTTTCTTTGAAGAGTGTGTTGTCGGAATTTCTTCCTCTTACACCAACCGGACATTTAAATCCATATTTTTTTTGGAATTCTTCACCATTTATATTATTAATTGTAATTTCTTTATTAGAAATATCAATAGCCATTTGAGCTAACTCATTAATGGTTACCATTTCTTCAGATCCTATATTAACAGGCCCAATAAATTCACTTTCCATTAATTTTAAAACCGCCTCAACACACTCATCAATATATAGAAATGATCTGGTTTGTTGACCATCTCCCCATACTTCAATAGATTTACCATTATTTGTTTCACATACTTTTCGACACATAGCCGCAGGTGCCTTTTCTTTACCACCATCCCAAGTCCCATACGGACCAAATATATTATGGAATCTCCCAACTCTAATATCTAGTTTATAATTCCTCATAAACGCAAAATACAACCTTTCACTAAATAATTTTTCCCAACCATATTCAGAATCGGGATTTGCTGGATATGCGGAAGATTCTTCACAGTTTGGATTTTCAGGGTCTAGTTGATTATGTTCTGGGTACATACAAGCCGATGACGAATAGAATAATTTTTTAACACCAAACTTTGATGCATAATAACTAACATTTAAGTTAATTAGTGCCGAATTATGCATAACGTTTGCATCATTTTCTCCCGTAAAAATATAACCAGCTCCACCCATATCTGCGGCTAGTTGGTATACCTCATCAAAAGAATTAATACCATCCTCAATAGAAATTTGTTTTGGTGAGAACATTATTGTGGAAACAAAATTTGGGTCTCTCAAATCACCTAAAATAAATTCAGAACAAAAATCTGAACTTTTAAAATATTCGTGGTTTTTTATATCAACAACCCTTACAAAATTTCCTTGTTCATATAATTTTTTTGATAAATGGCCACCTATAAAACCACCACCACCTAGTATTAAAATTTTTTTCATAATTTATTATTAATAATTTTATTTAATTCTTGATCACTAATTAACTCAGTTTTACTTCTGTTACCGATTTTAAATTCATCAATCTCATATAAGTTATCTGGACAAGATAGTATAAAACCATCATATTGAAAAGATTCGTTATCAAAATCACACGAAGATAAAATTTTATACCCATTTTTTTTTAAAAAAGAAATACACTCATAATGAAGTGGATTACTGTGTGTACTAATAAATAAATATTTTATTTTTTTTTCAGAAAGATAAGGTTGTATCATATCCAACATCTCTACCTCATATCCTTGAATGTCACTATGTAATATATCTATTTTTTCTAAATTATTTTTTAAAAAGAACGTTAGTGGGTTAAAATCGGATTTAGAAATTTTGCCTTGTATAAAATTTGGTTTTAATTCGTTAATTTCAAAATTTTTAATTCCAACCCTCATATTATTAGCGTCAGGTTCAATACAGTAAGAGATTGAATCTTCAATTGCTTTCATAAACCATATTGAGTACATTGACCAGTAACTACCTAATTCAATCATAATAGAACCTTTGTCTAGTTTAGTTAAAACTTTTTGAAACGCTCTTTCTTCGGATGGTTCGTGAACACCTAAATTATATTTTAATATCTCAATAAAGTTACCGTAATATTCAGTACTAAGTTTTATACCATTATGTAAAGTAATAATTCCGTTTTCAACAGTACCTGCATTTTCTACTCTATTAATATACAAATTGTTTGGGTCAGATATAATATCTTTAAATCTATTAAAATTATCTGATGGACTATTAAATCCCCCTTTTAAGTTATTTATTGATTCATCTTCTAATAAGTCAAAAATATTGTCCGTATAGAAGTCCTCGTCATACGTTTTTTCAGATGTGTTATAGTTTTTAGAATTTAGTTTTTCTATTAAAGATTTGTGTGGATTCATTTTATTATTATTCAAATGTTTATATGGTTTTATTATTATTTTACAAAAATTAAGTTTTCACCGTTTTGGTGTATTAAATTCATATTGAATTTTTGACAATAATTAACAAAAAGGTCTTTTTGTTTACCATTAAACTCAACACAAACAACCTCACAATTTACTTTGTTTAAATCAATTTGATTAAGAACTATATAATCCATTCCTTCAATATCAATACTAATTATGTTAAAACTTTGTTCTGTAAGATTGTATTTTTCTAAAAAAGAATTCCAGGTTAAACATTCTACTTCGTTTTCTTCATAGGTTACACCACTACGTCTCCACCTAAAAGTTTCATCCATAATAAGAGACGATACTAACCCCGTGTCCTTTTCCCCAAGTTGTTTACCACTTTCATAAAATTTTAATTTACAATTTTCAGAACCTAATGCAACATTATAACATTTACTATTTCCTAAAACGTTTTCAACTAATTTATCAAAAGGTTTTTTCCCTGCCTCAACTAAAAAACCTTGCCAACCAAGATCCCTAAAAAATTTTGAGTTACTAAGGGTTATGCCATCATTTGCCCCAATTTCTAAAACAGTACCAATATAATCTGGTCCGTGTTTTTCCAAAATATAATCATTAATTATTTTGTCTTCATTATTTTGTCCGTAATACATCTTTATTTAATATTAAAATTGTTTATTAAAATTGTTTATTAATCTTTTTTGGTAAATTTTTTCATCACCACTTACATTGTTTTTTATGTAAGTTTCATCATATTCATTGTGAACATCTTTTGTAATATCTGGATGAAAATGTTTAATTATACAATTATTAAAATATGTTTGTTTGTTTAAACTTTTAGCGACTAACATAAATTCGTTGTCGGCATAAAAAGAAACATAACTAGGATGGTAAATATAATTAAAACGTTTATAATATGTTTTACCTAAAATACTAAGAGTATTTAAATCACTTCTGTATCCATCATAATACCATAAAACACCATCAGTATCCGGGTAAAATTCATTCATATTATTTCTAATGATACTATCGTAACCTTTAACTTGTGGTATCATATCATCCGAAGCTAATAAAATAATATCATAATCATTATGTTTATCTAAATCTGAATTTACCGCCTCTATTTTTGTTTTAGAATTACCAAAATAAAAAAATAAATTTTTATAAGTTTCTAATTTTTTTATCACAGATTCATCATTCATTTCTTTATCGTCTAAATCACAAGTAATTACAAATATTGTATTATCAATATCGTCTAATAATTCGTAATATTTATCAAGTACTTTAAAAAAAAGTTCTTTTCTACCCCTTGTTGGGAATTTAATTAGTAATTTCATTTTTTTTTCATTCATTTAAATGTTTATAGTATTCATCTGGATTAACTTCCCCCCAAGTAACATTTGGTCCGTAAGTCTCAAATATTGGTTCATAACCCATCATATCAACAAAATGTATAAAATCTCTTTCAAAAAAATATCTATCACCCTCACCACCGTGAACACCATTAATTTTTTTGTATAAAAATTTTTTACTTAAATTATTAATCATTTTTAAAAAAATTTCACTTTTAATAACAAAAAATGTATTAACATACATAAATTTTATAGGTTTTTTTATAAAAGTAAAATCACAATAAGATGTCCAAATGTCTTTTATTTTTTTAGTGTCGTATATTGGTAAAAAACTTAAATGTGTTCCATAACAACCATAAGAATTATTACTAAAAAGTTTTTCCATAATTAATTCTGGTTTACCCCAAAAATTCTCAAACATCCAGTTATGACAAGACATTTCATTAGTTGTAACACCTTTACTGTGTCCAAACCACGCAAGACTATTGTCTTTTACTTTTATATTTTCTTTATTTAAGTAAAATAATTCTAACGCCTTTTGATATCCCGCAACATCTGAATTTACGTATAGTTCAGGATTACACCTTTCGTATATAATATTCAAACCACTATTTTTATATTTTTCTAATATTTCTAACCAAGTATTTATCGTATCGGTTTGAATACCAACAAATATTAAATGGTTTTTAAATTTTTCTACCATAGTGGTTAAAAATTTTTCACCTCTGAAAATATTTTTTTCATCAGGAAAAAAGGAAGAATAAAAAACTAAACCATCGTAAATCATATTTAAATATTTTTTGTTTTGTAAATTAAACCAATACCACCCCACAAATCACTTGCATCCGAGTCAAAGAAAACAATGTTATTTTTACCATCTTCAATCAATTCATCCCAAAAATCGTGAACGTAACATCCGTGATTTTCGTGAAAATTACTCCTATGAATATCGTGAAAAGCAATTATACCACCATCTTTGACAAAATCATAATACATATTGAAGTCTAACTTAACTCCGTTATATGAATGGTCTCCATCAATAAAAAGTAAATCTAATTTATTACCATTAAGTGTGTTTTTTACTTTATCATAGGTATTTTTATCGTGACTACTTCCTGAAATATAGTTAAAATTGCATTTTGTTTTTATATATTCGGAACCAAATAAATTAGAGTTATTATGTGTGTATTTAAATTCATCAAATCTAGGTTGTATTTGTTGATCTATGGTTATAAGGTTTTCAAAAAAATTAGATAAAAATACAGTTGTACCCCCATCATAACAACCTATCTCTAAACAATTTTTTAGTTTACCATTTTTGGATATTTCTTTAATAAAAGAAATCCATTCATTCTTTTTTTGTTGTATTTTAAAACTTAAACTTTCTTCCCAATAATTTTCCATACTAAAATTTATTTTTTACTTTTATGACATTTAATAACTTACTTGGTTTACCTCCCCACAAAACTTTATTTGGGAACTTCCAAATGTTATAATGATTAACAATTTTACTTACCTCGTCTTTGAAATTAACGAAAGCGGAACTGTTTAATAATTTTCTTTTTATGTCGTTCCTAATGTAGGATCCGTGATGCATTTCAATTTGGTCCCTACTAAAAACAACTGGGTTGGTAATATCAGACATTCTCCTTGTAGGATCTACTAACACAGGTGAGCTATATCCAAAAACGTAATTAGATTTTTCTTTTATCTTAAAAATTAAAGATACATAATATTCTTCAGGTGGATCTAATTGGTATTCCCAAGTTTTATAATAAGTCTTCATTTGACAATACGAAGAATCGTAATCATTCTTTTGTATTATGTTTTTAATTTTTATAAATTCATTTATATCGTAATATTCGTCAGTGTCCATTGACATATGATGTGTGCATCCATTCTTTTTTGACAACTCAAGTCCTATATTTCTTTTTGTTATTTCACAATGGTGAGGGTTCATACCAAAAGGTGAATATTTATCTAAATGGTCTATAAGTTTTTCTGAAACTAATCTATTTAAAAGAGGTTCTAAATTTTCATCACATCCATTACCCAAATTTGAGGTTGTTTGATATACCACACTTATGTAATCAACCTCACTTCTTATTTGTTTTATTGAATCTTCTAATAGTTCTTCTCCATCAAAAACATTATAACTAATTCCTAACTTCATACTTTTATTTTTATATTATTTATTTATTTTGATAAAAGAAATTTTTTAATTCTTTAACGTGATTAAGCATAAATGGATAAAGTAATTCCGCATAATCATTTCTTTCTTTTTCGTTTTTTTCTGTATCTTTTTTTCTTGTTTCACTTTCTAAATGATAAGAAACTGAAGAACTATCACAATAATTAATATAACCCTTTATGATACATTTTGCATTTAATTCCACGTCTTCAAAACACGTTTGGTAACCCTCATTAAAAAATCCACAAGATTCAAATAAACTTTTTCTTATCATCATTAATGCCGCAGTATTACCAATAACCGGATTAACTCCTGTGGAATAATTGTAATAATTTCTTAGGCCAATGTGAGATAATTGTACAATTTTGTTTGAGTCAAAAAAGGCTATTATTCCATTATGTTGGATTGTGCCATCCTCAAAATGAAGCCTAGCCCCCACAGTTCCAGTTTTAGGGTATGTTTTAAAAACCTTTAACATTCCATAAATAACATTATTTAATATTTTAATATCATTATTACAAAAAAGTAAAAATTCATATTCTTTACCAATATGGTTTTTAACAACATCATTATTTATTTTTGCAAAATTATAATAATCATATTCAATTAATTTTATATTCCCCATTGGGAGTATTTTTTCTTTTACCCATTCTTTTTCTTCGTTTGTTGACCCGGTATCCGCAATAAAAACATCAAATAATTTTGAATCACATTGTTGGTAAAATGAATTAACACAATCAAATAACATTTGTGTGTTACCTTTTGTTGGTATTATTATCGCAATCTTACCAACATTTTTTAATTGTTTTATTTTAATTGTTGGTACGTATGGAATCTCAGGTTTTAAATCTAAAGGTAAATTATTACCCCACTTCTCAACAAATTTTTCCTTACTTTCCCAGAACTCTTGATTTGGTTGGCCAACAGATTCGTGAGTGATTTCAAAAGACGAAGTCACTCCAATTTTTACTCCATCTATATAATTTGGAATACAAAATAAATGGTCATAAAAGTGAAATTTACCAATTGACTCGTCAAAGGTGTGTTTTATTTTTGTTTTATTAAACGAAATAAAAAGACCATCAATTGTTACAACTGGAATTAAAAATGGCAATTTAGAGGAATATTTACTTAACCATTTGTTATGACCTTTAGGGTGATGATAAACTTGACCAACCATAGTTTGTTTTAATCTTTCCCAGTAAACTCCTGACTCAGGAAAATAACAAGAACCGGCCTTACCAATAATACCGTAGTCGGAGTTATCTTCAAAATCCCTTAGTAATTTTTTACCCCAACCTTTCTCAAGTTTAATGTCGTTATGACAACAAACTACAATATCATATATTGATTCTGTAATACCACTGTTATAAACTTGAGATAATGAGAATTGATTATGATTCTCAAATTCTAAAATTTGAACGTCCTTTAACCCAACAGTATCCCTTAGATGTTTTTGAAATTTACTATTGTGGTTTGAATCCTTATGTGTTGAGTAAACTATTGTTATCATTTGTAAAAGAAATTATATGCGGTTAAGTCTTCCGTGTCGTTAGTGTTGTGAGGTTCAAACTCACCTATGTTTCGTTTAGTATTAAACATATCTGCCCTACCTCTGTCACATTTTAATTGGAATTCCTCTTGTGTTTTACAAAAATAGTGGTTTATCTGCGCAATATCGTCAGTGTGTATTTGAGTAAATGGACCTGTATTTTGTCGTTTATGGGTGTCAACCCAAACAGAACTCGGGTTATGAACACTCATATGTGTTGTTGGTGTTAATTTTACAATACATTTAACGTGTAAATTCACATCTTTCTGTCTTTTAGTAAATCTTTTTACTACGTTATAATCACCGTTAACGGTTTTATGTCCATTATCACCAAATAACACCCAATTTATTCCTACGGCCGGAAATTCCTCATAGTCGGAAAGAAAAGATTTGATATTATCATGTTTTTTTAAAACTAAAAACTCATCAACATCAAAAAATGCAACCCAATCAAAATTATTAACATTATGTTTAATAAAGTGATTATATGCGTCTCTTTGTTTATTTAACCCATCAAAATCTATTTTATGAACGTTATCGTTCTCACCTGACCATCTCCAGTCATTTTGGTAAATGATTATATCATCAAACCCTAATTTTTTATTATAATCAATCCACTCTTGGATATATAATTCTTCATTTTTTGCAATGCAAACTAACGCAACTCTCATGATTTAAATTCCTGTTGATCCGAAGCCGTTATCGCTTCTTTCTTTATTTTCTAATTTTTTAACCTCAATTAATTTAACCCATTTACCTGAAACCACTGGACATAGAACCGCTTGTGCAATTTTTTGTCCTTTATTTACGGTGATTACTTCGTTATTCATATTCATCAAAATAACTTTAATTTCTCCCGTATAACCTTGATCTACAGTGCCAGGACTATTTAAAACCATTAATCCCTGGTTAAGAGCTAAACCACTTTTAGTTCTTACTTGTATTTCGTAATTTTCTGGAATATCAAAATGAACTCCAGTTGGAACTAAAACTCTACCAAAAGGGTCTACATCAATATCTTCAGTTGAATATAAATCCATACCTGAATCTGTAGGGTATGCGTATTTAGGTGTAATTGATCCTTCATTTGAGAAGGAGAACCTTAAATCCATTGTAGGTTGATAAATTCCCATATCCTTCTCAAGTTGTTTAACATCAAGACCATACTCCTCAATTATTTGATTGTAGTCAGTGTCCTCTATTGAATCTTCAAACAAATCTTCTATTCCCATTATTTTAATTCTTTTAATTTTTTTATAGTGTCAATCAAAACATTAACATCTTTCTCACAATATTCTGAGATTGCCTCTAATTTATTTTCATTCCAGTATGCATGATGTACTTTATCTCCGGTTACTTCACCGTCTTTTGGTGTTGGTATGTCAAGACAAGTACACATAAGATCTAAAGAACCAATTGAGGTATATGATCCGTATTGCCATATTTCTTTAGTATCAATCGCCTTTACTTCCCAAGGTTTTGTATCGTAAGAAGGTAGAATCTTTGAAGGCATAATTCCATTTATAATCATTCGTTTTGCCAACATAGGTATGTCAAAGTTTTTAAGGTTGTGACCACAAAGATAAAAATCCAACTTGTGACATCTATCTAAAAGATTTCTTACATCACTTAAAAGTTTTTTTTCATCATCACCAGAAAAAGTTTGTTTTTTAATGTCACCATTATCCATAACAAACGCCATAGAAACACATACAATTTTTGCAAACTCTGGAACTAAAGCGGCTCTTTTTACAAACACCGTATTTTTTAATTGATTTTCATCTTGGTTGTTTAAATTATCTTCAGGAAATCTTTTTAGGAACCAATCAAAATATTTTTCAAATTGACTTGCAACTCCTGGATTATTTTCTTGACAATTTTCCCAGTCCTTACATCCACCAACTGTTTCTATATCAAGAAACAAAATTTTTGTTATAGGTATATTAATCATAAATTATTTTATTAAAGATTTGTAAAAAGATGCACGTTCGGCCGTCACAAAATTAAGATTATATTTAACACTTACTGTTTCATACAACCTCTCACCAAGATCAACAATCATATTTGGATTGTCAACCAATTTCTTAATATTTTTTGCCCAATCACTATGGTTGTTATTTTCATTAACTAATAAAGCGTTACCGTCGGTAAATTGACCTTTATCTAGTGCGTGTTTTAAATCAATGGTATATGGACCAACATTTGAAGCGATTAATGCTTTTTTATAGAACCCAGCCTCAATAACTTTTAATTGTGATTTCATTCTATTAAAGATGTGATTTTTAATAGGAGCTAGTGATATATCAAACTTGGAATAGTTTTTTGCGTATGAGCTTACAGGACGAGTCCAAACACGAACATAATTTTCATTTTCAACACCAGAGTAATCATTCTCAACAAAAGTATTAAGATAATCTTTATATGTTGGTGTTATTATTTTGTAATCATTAGTAAATATTTGTTCATATTTAACCCAAACGGTTTCTTCAGGTTTAATAGGTCTTTGAGTTTTTTCTCCTGTTTGTTGATTTATTTCGGTAACGGTACCTCTTATATCAAACCCACAAAGATAAAATTGTAACTTATCTTGTTGTTGTGATAGTTTTGAAACTGTTCCATCAAGTAATTTTAAATCGTGTAAATGTGATGAACCACCTAACCAACCAACTCTAATTTTTTCTGAAGGTAATGTTGGTTCATTAAACTGTGGATCATTCGGGTCGATTGCATTTGGCAAAACAATTACATTTTTATTAAATTTTCTTATTTCATTGGCAAAAATTTCTGTTGTTGTAATAACATAATCGGCAACTTTTAAATTTGCAACAATTTTTTCGTATAATTTATTTTGAATAATTAATTGGTGAATCGGGTGTTCTTTTGTTGGTAACCAATAATCATCTATATCACCAACAACAACAATTCCCATAGCTTGTAATTGCTTAATAAGTATAGGTGTGTTATCGTAATCAGACCCAATTGTTCTATGGAAATGTACAATTTGATATTTTTTCCAAAAATTAATGTCGTTTACATTTGGTTGATACTCAATATCCACATGGAAATCATCTGGATACATATTCTGTAATTTAATGTGGGGGTCAGTTGACCTAAATTTACCAACACCTGATTGGTCTGAAGGGAGTACTAGTACATTGATTTTTTCCATATAAGGAAAAGATACTTAAATATTGTAAAAATATCAACCCATAAAATAAAAAAATCCCAAACTCAAAGAGAATGGGATAAATTAATTTTAAGTAAATTTATTTAGCAACTTTCTTAACACTTGTTAATTTACCCTCAAACAAATGTTGCCCTACTTTAAATTTAAAAAGTTCGTTACTGTTTGATGTTGACTCAATTAAAAGACCATTCTCTCTTAACACATCCTGAACAGTTTCTCTTACAATACTTTTAATATCATCAGCATTAATAGAATTAAGTGATAAATTTTGTGGTTGTTGTTTTTTAACCGTAGTATTTTCTATTAAACTACCATTTGGTTTTGTATTCATTAATCTAGACGCTCTTTCTATCAAATCATTAGACAATGTTGCACTTGTATTAACTCCCATAGTTGGTTGTTGTATTGGGTGTTCCATCATTAATCTTTTTATTTCATCCGGCAATCTAGAGTTTTTAATTGCGTCCGTAGTAGGAGATCCAACAGGTTTAGTATTTTCTCTTGGTAATTCAGATAAATAAGGTTGTTGTGTTTGTTCCGATTCTTGTAAATATTCTTGGGGAACGTTATATTTTGCGTTAACTGGTCGATACTCCTCAACCACAGGACGGTCCATATTCATAGAACCTCCATTTCCTCTACCCATTTCGTTATGTTTTTCCATAATTTTTTTGGATATCATTAATTTTTGTAATAATTGGTCTTCGTTATTCATATAATTAAAATACTGCGTTTATAATGACTTTAGTCATACTTTTATCACCAGACGGATTATAATTTGGTCTTGCCTCATTAAATGTCTCGGTTGTTGGTTTAAAAGTAATTACCTTGTCTACTCTAAATAATCTCCAACTAGGTAGAGGTTTTTTACCAAGATAAGCCCTGTGAGAAGCCCCTTCTAAATCCCACGCCCGTAAAACTGGATTACCTGCTTTACTATAACCAAAACAAACCGGCTCAACAATTCTTAATCCTTTTCCCCCTGGTTCATCTCCTTCATAATAAACAATAACACGCTGCCTTTTCTTAATAGCGTCTACAATATTATTTATTGAAGCTATTTCAAGAATAAGTTTATTATAGTTATTGTAAAGTTTCATTATGCCGATGGAGTGGTATAAGGTTTGTCTATTTGATATTCGTTAATTTTAATTTCATTAATTCTTTCTAATGTATCAACAGAAGAACCTCCATTCGCGGTATCTAAGAAAATACCGGTACCTTTACCAAACTCATCACCATCACCAAGAGCGTCAGGATTTGTTGCTGAATATTTATTTTGTTCTTTATAATCATTCTTTGGAAATAATTTTTTTCTTTGCTCTTCACCAATTTGACCTAAATCATTCATTGGTTGACTAAAATCTAATCTTTCACTAGTTGCCATTTTAAAGTAGTTTTTGCATTATTTTGTTTATTTTTTTAAGGTTTTCAGTGATTTTTATATCATCCGTAAACTTACTATGTTCTTTAGATGGTCTATTCATATCTGCTAACCAACCCATATCGTCATATACTTTACCATCAATTGGTTCTGGCATATGTTCAGTTTCAATCCTTTTTGTGAACGAATCCCCATTTCTCATACTCTCTAAGGTCCTATCGGTCCAACTTTTCATATAATCCGCACCATTTAAAATATATGGAGCGTCTTTTCCGTCCCCAGAATAATTATCAAACCAATTTTTAATCCTCCCTAATTGTTGGTAAGTAACATACCCAGTATCTCTTAATTCTTGGTTTCTTTTATGTCCTTCAATCGAGGTGTCAGAATTAGGTAAGTGGTTAAAACAAATCCCTAAGTATTCAACTATCTCCTTTGGTAGATAAATAACTTGTCCATATAAATCTTTATTCACCTTCTTTTAAATGTTTTATTAATTTATTTAAATCAATACCTTCTTTTTCTGCAATTTTCTTAATTGATTCTATATTTCTTAAAAGTATTTTACTTATTGGGGATTCATCGTCTTCATCAGAATCTTTTTTTACAACATCCTCAGATTTTTTCTTTTTATCCAATAAGATTTCATCAATCATTTTTTTCATCTTATCTTTTCTAAGTTCGTTGATTCTCATTTTAACATCACAATCCTCACACTCACCATGTTTTTTTTCTTGTTTAAGTTCTACATCAAGTTCAGGGTCGTAACCAAAACTCATACATCTTTCATATCTTTCAAACGGATCTTTTACCCCCAACTCTTCAAAAACCTCTAAACATTCATTAAATGAGTTTACATTTTCCATTTCCGCATACCCATAAGTGTCGGAGTAATTTTCTTCCTCTAATGGTGTTTTATTTTCTTTTGATTCCCCATAAAATATTCTAGCTCTTTGAGGGAACATACCGGTAGCGTTTCTAATTAATGCGGCTCTCTGGTCTTGTGTCCATTGAGTGTGTTGTCCCATATCTAAAATTGGTATGTTTGAAGAAGAAAAACTTCCATCCGCATCAACAAATTCATCTAATTCACCACCTTCTTTTTCTTTCTTTTTATATTTTTCAGGTATTTTACTATTTAATCTAATACCCGCTTTATCCGCTAATGAAATTATAAATGGAGTTGCAATTGTTGATCCTGGAACCAATTGAAAAACAATAATTGGTATTAATTTTAAAATATCTTTTGATTGTGATTTAATAAAATCAACGTCCTCTTTATCTAATTTAAAATCACCCCCTTTAACAAATGAGGTTATTGATTTTGAAAGTATCTTCCCTAATAATTTTGTTTCAACCACCTCATCTTTAGTTGAGGAAACTAATTTTTTTAAATTTTTAGTTATAGAATCTAAACTTATTTTTCTACTATCTTTAAGGGTTTTTGAAATAAAATTTTTAACATTTTTTTCTTCTTTTTTAGGGAAGTCCATTTTGTTATCTTCTTTCTTTGCCTCATTTAAATTTTCAGATACAGAATAATGCAAAGATATTTTATTCCCCCTATCCTTTAAAAAGAAATAATATGGTTTATTAAAATATTCTTTTTCAAACTCAATCATAAACAGTTTTTCATATAAATACTTTGATTTGTTGTATTTATAAATAAAAAGTATGGCACAACAAAATATTAACCAATACGTTTATAAAAAATATAATCTTAATATGATTTCTGATAGTATGGACATGTCCCTAACTTCAGATGAAAGGGATTATTATGAGGAGGTTATATTTTCACCATATTTAATTGCAGAAACATATGGTAATAAGTTACCGGTATACTTTGATATTGATAACCCATTAACCGCACAGGATTTAACATTAACATATAAAAATTTTAACCCAAACAATATATTTGTTTCCCAAAATTATTATAACCCAAAAAAAGAAAATTTTTGTAATTATTCGGCATCAACCGTTTGTGATATTGGGTTAACAGGTATTGATAATGGTTTGGTTAATAAAATGTCTGGAGAAGAATTATTTTTTACAAATGGTTTATTTGACGACACCGTTAAATTTGATAGGTTACACGTTGATAGAAGGTTAAAGTTAATACAAGTAACTGGTTATACTGGTGAATATAATAAATTTTCTGGTATATCTAATTATACCTTATATGAGGTTGTTAGTAAGATAGACCCAACCGCAGGTAAATACCACGAATTGTATGGTGGGTTCTATCAGGGATTTTATAAACTTTTTGGTTATGATTATGAAATTTTACCGGAAAGAATAAATAAAGGTTGGTCTGTTGAAATGGTTTTAAAACCAAGATTCTGCGATGAGTTTGGTCCCTCAACTGGAGAAACAACTTTAAATTTAATTTATCCTGAAAACAAAAATACTTTTTTTTATTTGGGGACTAGGGCGGAAAATAAGTTTTATCATTACGCCGATGGAACACCAAATTGTTTTACCGGTTATACTAGAGTTACCACCCCTTTATCCAATTGTTTACAAACTTGCGCTTGTTGTAATGAAACTATAACAAATAGTAGATGTATTTTTGTGTATCCCCCAAGATCTATAAATGGTCAATATGACCCTCATTTAAATTATGGTTGTGACAAATGTGGTGGGTTAACTGAAAAAAAATTAACTTGTGGGTGTGGATGTGGAGACTCCGCTTGTTTAACTTGTGGGTGGGAATGTTTTAATCACCCTTGTGTAACAATAATACCCCCAACACCTACACCAACACCTACACCAAGTCCAATACCAACTTGTGATCACATTGTTCCGGTTTGTACTCCAAGTTGTGCTGTTTGCGATACTTGTTTGGATTGTTTGGATTGCACCCCAACAGGTTACACTTCAATTGAGGATACTTGTGAGAAAGACCCTTTATATGATTCTATGTCAAATAATATTTCATTTAAATTATGTGGAGACCCTAAAAATCCTGGTATTGGAATTAAAGTTCTTAAGTTTACCGGAGATTGTATTACAACAGGAACCACAATAACAGGTCAAACATTTGTTACAGGTTATACAATACAAGAATGGTGTACTCCTCCAATATACTCTTATTGTGAAAATATTAATCCAGAATTTTTAAATTTAGAACATTGGTTTTTACTTGATGTTGTATGGGAAAGATATTCATATTTGGACAATTGTGACTTATGGTACAGAGGTGGGTTAGGTAATATTACAAAAACAGAACCTTTAGAAAGTTTGGCAAACAATTCCGTTGAACTAATTAAACCTCCTTATACTAATGGGTTAAAAATAGAATTAAGTGTTGATATTGTTAACCTTAATTATAGTTGGATTGAAGATAAAAAATTTAGGGATGGTAGATTAAAAATATATGTTAACGGTAAACTACATTATACAATTGAGGACTTTGAGGAAGTGATACCAAGAGCTTTAAATACCGATAAAGAAAAACAATTAGGGGTTCCTTTTAATATATCTTGGGGAGGGGGAACTCAGGGTCTTCACGAAAATTTAACATTTTCTTCTTGTACCCTTCCTTATAGTAATTATATTCAAGACCCAGAGTGTTTTCCAACATCAATTTTGTCCGGAACATCATTATCCGGATTAACAACAAATATTTTATTAGAAAAAGAATTTGGGGGTACTTTTGAAGGTGGTATTTCACAATTTAGAATGTATGTTGAACCAATAAATGCTTCAGAAATAAGACACAACTTTAATTTATTAAAGGAAAAATTTAGGATGTTTAACCCATTTTGTCCTGATTGTGATATAGTAGTTTGTGAACCAAATGATTTTACTTACACTATTGGGGGACATACCACAACCACCACAACAAGTTTTTTAATTTAGTTACATATAAAATTTTCGTTTTTTTTTAGATTAATTCTTTATTTATCTTTTATTGAGATATTTATCAAATAAAAGAAATTAAATAAACATTAAAAACAAACAAACAAAATGGCTTTTGTAATAATTAACGATTTAACTGGTGGAACTACATCTACCGTTAGATGTTCACAAGGAAATTCAGCTGCTGCGGTGTATTCAACGGTAAGTGGAGGTAGAGGAAATACTTCCAATAATACTTACTCTATAATCGCCGGAGGAGCTTATAATAAATCAACCGGATATGGGTCAACCGTTGGTGGTGGTTCTTATAATAGTGCAATAGGTAGATATTCTGTAATCGCTGGTGGTTATTGTAATACCGCAAATGATACAAAATCAATTGTACTTGGTGGTGATAATAACGTTTCTAGATCTGGTTCTACGGTAACAGGAGGAGATAACAATACCGGTCTTGGGTGTGATTCATTTATAGGTAATGGTGAATTTAATACAACTCTTGGTAATTATTCATCAGTTGTTGGTGGTTCTTATAATACCGCAGTTGGAACTAGAAGTGTTGTACTTGGTGGTAGTAATATTATTGGTACTCAATCAAACACAGTATATGTGCCACAATTAAATGTTGATACTGTCGGGTCAACAACATCTCTAAATAATTTAGGAATAGATTTAAATGGAAACGTTGTTGTTGGTAATGATGTATTTGCAACAGGTCTTACTTTTAACAATAACACAGGTTTATTAACTTTGAATAATAACAATGGTGTTAATCTAACAACTGGAGGATTTATTACTCAAGATGTATTTGCAACAGGTTTTACTTTTGACACTAACACTGGTTTATTAACTTTAGATAACAACAATGGAGTTAGTTTAACAACTGGAGGATTTTTAACACAAGATATTTTTGTTACCGGAGGTACGTTAGATTATAATACACAAACATTAACATTAGATAATAATGATGGTAGTAATGTTATTATTAATGGACTACAAGATTATTTCTTAACTGGTTTAACTTTTGATAATAGTGGATTCACATTAACGGCATCCGTTAACGATGGTAATTCTTATAGTGTAAGTTTAGGTATTTTAGCAACCGACTTAGGTTTAACCGGAGGTACTTACAACCCTAATACTGGTGTTGTTACATTTACTAATACTTCTGGACAAACTGTTGACGTATCAGGTTTTACAACCGGATATACAGATGTTTTTTTAACTGGTGGAACTTTTGCCGCTGGAGATTTAACTTTAATAAATACTGATGGTTCAACAGTAACAATCACAGGATTTACGGCATTAGATTCATATGTTACAGGAGGAACATATGATAACAATACGGGAACTTTAACGTTAGATAGTCAAATACAATCTGTTTTAATAACCGGGTTTACAACAGGGTTTACGGACATTTATGTTACCGGAATGACTTTTGATACTCTTAATTATGATTTAACAATAGAAAGAAATGACGGATTTACCGATACGGTTAATTTAGGTATACTTTCTTCAGATATGACAATTACTGGAGGTACTTATGACCTTAACAGTGGTACCGCAACATTTACAAATAGTAGTGGAGGAACATTTAATGTTACCGGTTTCTTAACTGGATACACAGATGTTTACGTAACTGGAGGATATTACACACCATCAACAGGAACAATAACAATACAACAACAAAACGGTACTGTTAATATTTCTGGAATTGATGACGCAGTTATTATAGCGGGGACAGGAGGATCCTCAACAGTTAGAAAAAATAATAATAACAGTGCTTCGGGACAATATTCAACAGTAATTGGTGGTTATAATAACGTAGCAACACAGTATGGTGCTACTGTTGGTGGAGGTGTATCCAACCTTGCAAACAGCGTTACCGATACAGTTGCGGGTGGTTATTTTAACTCTGCGACTGGTGCGTATTCATTTGTTGGTGGAGGTTATTCAAACCAAACACAAGGTTATATGTCAAGTATTGTTGGTGGTTGGGGTAATAAAACTTGTAATAATCAAGCTACTGTTGGTGGTGGGTGTTTTAACACATCATTAGGGGTTCAATCTTCAATTGGAGGTGGATGGAATAATACATCATTAGGGACTCAGTCATCAATTGGTGGTGGACTTTATAACATATCACTAGGGTGCTATTCATCAATTGGTGGTGGTGGATATAATAAATCAACTTGCGTAAGCGCATCAATTGGTGGTGGTTACAGTAATACATCTTCTGGAGTATCAACAACAGTAAGTGGAGGTTACCGTAACGCAGCATCAATATGGAATTCAACAATTGGTGGTGGTGCGTGTAACACAACATTACCAACCGCTTGTGGGTCAGTGATTAGTGGGGGTAGATTAAATACAACATCCGGTTTATATTCAATGATACTTGGTGGTTGTAATAATACCGCAGTTGGAACTAGAAGTGCAGTTGTTGGTGGTCAAAATATTATATCAACTAATAACGACACTGTTTACGTACCATATTTAAATATTCAAACAGTAGGAGCAACAACTCCAGTTTCAAACTTAGCGGTTGATGGTTCAGGTAATGTTGTTGTTGGTTCGTCAACAACAGATTATTTCTTAACTGGTTTAACATTTGACACTAGTGGATTTACATTAACGGCATCCGTTAACGATGGTAACGATTATACGGTAAGTTTAGGGATTTTAGCAACTGACTTAGGTTTAACCGGAGGTACATATAATTCTAGTACAGGTGTTGTAACATTTACAAACACATCTGGACAAACAGTTGATGTGTCAGGGTTTACAACTGGATACACTGATGTGTTCTTAACTGGTGGTACTTTTGCTGCTGGAGATTTAACTTTAACAAATACTGACGGATCAACAGTAACAATTACAGGATTCACAGATTACTATGTAACTGGTGGAACTTATTCTAATGGTTCAATAACATTAGATAGACAAAATGGTTCTGTTACAATAAATGGACTTTATACAGGTGGTACGGATACATTCTTAACCGGAGCTACTTATAGTGCGTCAACTGGAGAATTAACATTACTCCAAAATAATGGACAAGCCCCAATCAGTGTATTAGGATTCCAAACATTAAATAATTTTGTAACTGGAGCAACATACTCTAACGGAACTTTAGATTTATCATTAAATAATGGAAACGTTGTTACCGCAACTGGTTTCTTAAATAATGATTATTATGTAACTGGAGGTACATTTGATAATAGTACTGGTATCTTAAACTTAGAAAGACAAAACGGAACAGTTTCTATTGGTGGAATTACATTTACTGGATTAACTGGTGTTATAGTTGCGGGTACTGGAGTAGGTTCTTCAATAAGGGCTGGAAACTCAAACATAGCTTCAGCAAATTCGTCAATTGCGTTAGGTTGTACTAACTCTTCATATTCTAACGGATCTTCAATTTTAGGTGGTTTTAATAACTATGCCGCTTCCCCTTATTCAACAATTGCGGGAGGTAGATCTAATACAAGTTCTGGATATTACTCATTTATTGGTGGTGGTTGTAGTAATACATCATCATGTTATCAAACCGTAGTTGGTGGGGGTATGTTAAATATTTCATCAGGGGTTTCAACCGTAGTTGCTGGTGGATTTAGTAACCAATCTTTAATATGGAATTCAACAATTGGGGGTGGTGCTTGTAATATTAATACATTAACCGCTTGTGGTTCTGTGATTAGTGGAGGTAGATTAAACACAAACTCATGTCTTTATGGGTCAATTGGGGGTGGTTATAATAATATGGTATTATCTCCATCATCTTTTGGTAGTATATTTGGTGGTTGTGGAAATAAAGTTTGTGGTCAGTATGGTTACATTGGTGGTGGTAGATCTAACGTTGTTAGATCATCGTCAACCAACGGTACTGTATCTGGAGGTTTATCTAACACATCGGTAGGTTTAAACGCAACTGTTGGTGGAGGAACTCTTAACACATCGGCAGGAGATTTCACATCAATTATCGGAGGGTGTTCAAACAAAGCGACTTGTATTCACTCACATATTGTTGGTTGTAATATAACTTCTGATAGACCATATCACACATATGTTAATAACTTTACTGTAAGTGGAGGTGGACAACCGACTACTGAAGTAAGAATGGATGGTTTACCAACTACTGATCCTGGGATAACCGGATACGTATGGAATGATAGTGGTACATTAAAAATATCTCTTTAACAAAATAACCCCCAGGGAAACTTGGGGGTTTTTAAAAATAAAAAATTAATAAAAAAAAATAAAAATGGCATATGTTATTATAAACGACCCTATTGGTGGACTAACATCAACAGTAAGATGTGATAATCAAAACACCGCAATTAGACAATATGCGACAGTAACAGGTGGTTATCAAAATACCTCATCAGGAAAATATTCATTTGTTGGTGGTGGACAAAATAACACATCGTCTTGTTATAACTCGGTTGTTGGTGGAGGGTTTTTAAACACATCTTCAGGATTTTGTTCTGGGATTCTTGGTGGTTCATTAAACGTTGCCAATGGTGAGTTTTCATTTATTGGTGGTGGTAAAAATAATACCGCATCTGATTCTTTATCGGTTGTTGCTGGTGGAACATTTAACGTTTCCACTTGTGAATGTACCGTAGTTGGTGGTGGGGAAAATAATACGGTTAATTCCCTTTATGGGATAATCGGAGGTGGTTTAAACAACACATCTATTGCTGACTTCTCAATTGTTGGTGGTGGTTGTAATAATGCAAACTTAGGAAGTTCTTCTGTTGTTGGTGGGGGTAACTCAAACACATCGGTATCAAACTTTTCTGTGGTTGCCGGTGGTACAAGAAATCAAAACTATGGGACTTACGCCACAATATCTGGAGGTATTTGTAATAAAGCTTATTTAGATGGTGTAACAATCGGGGGTGGTTCATTTAACACCGCAATAAAATATAATTCAGTTATTGCTGGGGGATATGGAAATACCGTTTCAGGATATGGGTCAACCGTATCTGGGGGATATACAAATACCGTAATTGGGGATTGTTCTTTTGCGATATCAAATAATTCGGTTATTATGGGAGATAGAATTGTGGTTATTGGTGGTTCTGGTATTACAGGAACAACAGATGACACAGTTTATGTTCCTTATTTAAATATTGGAAATATATCAACAGGCACTTCAGTTAATAGTTTAGGCATTGACTCAAATGGTTTGGTTATTGTTGGTAATGATTTTACTGGTAATACACCATCATTATCTGAAGTAATTTCAATTGGTAATGAAACTGGTAGTGATATTGTTATGACAAACGGAACCTTGATAAAATCTAATTTAGAGTTTGCTTCATTATCGGTAAATGATTTTACATCTATTTCTGGAGAAATTAATATGGGTGTTACAAAATCTGGAGTTACGTCAAATTCATTGTTTAATTTAAGATCAGGCGGAATTACACTCACATCATCTGACGACAATAATGAGTCCCAAATTAGTGTTGATAACGGTCAGATTTATATTTATACCAATAATAATGATTCTGGATCTTACGTAGATTTAAACAACTTTAGATATAACACTGCAGATGTTACAATAACTGGAGGTACTAGTGCAAACATTATAGAAATACTTATCACACCACAAGAATTTAGAACAACAAATGTAAAAATTTGGTGTAATGCTTATGATAACAATTATTTATCAGGATTAACACAAGAATTTACATCTGGATATTTATTATCTGGAGATACAGGTTCATTGTATGAATTGTCAGCAGACGGACCTACTATAAATCTAAACCAGTCAACATTTCCTTCAAGTGTTACAAGTGTTTTGACTTATGCCGACGACACTATAATTGTTAGTGTTCAAAATAACGATGAAGGTGATACATCCACAATAATTAATTGGAGATGTCGTGCAAGGTGGTCATCTTAGGATAATATAATAATTAAAAATATTATTAGCCCCTCCCACAAAGAGGGGTTTTTTTATTTAATACACTTTTACATTTGATTTTTTATATTTAAGATATGTTTGTAAGTGTTTGTAATAAAGATTATCTAATCGGGTTTGAAGTAATGTTAAAATCATTAATTGATAACAACCCAAGAGTTGTAAATGAAAATATTCCATTTGTTATAATTAGTAACGATTTAAACCCTGAAGATTTAATTACCTCAAGAAAAATATACAACAATATTCATATAAAAAAGTTTGATACTGAAAAATATTTTGAGATAGAAAAATTAAAAGACCAACAAAGAATGTTTGGTGATTATACAAAATATGAAATTTTTTCATTAACGGAATTTGATAAGATTATATTTTTAGATTGTGACATTGTTGTATTAGGTAACATAGATTATTTGATTGATTATGAAAAACCTTTTGGTGCAGTAAGAGAACTTTATATTGACCAATATAACACTGGGGTAATGGTAATTAGTAAAGAATTTTTAAATGAAAAAATAACAAATGATTTAATTCATTTAACAACAATTTATGGAATTACAGAACATTTAGACCAAGATATTATTGACCACTACTTTAGTGATATTATCACCCCAATTTCTATCGAATACAATTATTTAAAAACATATTCTAAAGAAATATTTAAAAATTCGGGTTTACCTAAATATATTAAAATATTACATTTTATTGCAAAAAAACCTTGGCAAAACAAACCATTGGTCTTTTTAGAAGAAGGAACAATTTGGCAAGAAAAATATTGGTTTGATTATTATTCTAAAATTCTTAAATTAAAAAATGGTTAAAAGACATTACGATAATTCAGAACTATTAAAATATACTGAAAGAGATCCTAATTTATCTAATTTTAAAGATAAAGAACTTTTATTACATTTTGATTCTTTTTGTTTGGGAGATACGATATGTTTTTCATCCCTTATAGACCCGTTTATGGAATATCATAAACCAAAAAAAGTTTATATATCAACATTCTTCCCCCACTTACTAAAGTCAACAAATCCAAAGTATGAGTTTATAAACGCAAATCAATCTAAATCTATTGAGATAGATAAGTTAATTGATGTTGGGTACCATAAAGATAATATGTCCCATACTCTTGGTGGAATGTTTTATGCTGCAAAAGATACAATGTTCTTACCTCAAGAAACAAAACCAGGTAAATGTCCAGTAATACCCAAACAAAGAATCATAAATAAAAATAAAATAACGATGGGTCCTGAAACAATAAAGGAAATATCAAAATGGGAATATAAGGATGGTTGGCAAACAATCATAAATGAATTGGTTAATAGTAATTTTGATGTTTATAATGTTTCGTATGAAAATACATTAAATTTACAAAACGCAAAAGGATTTCACGGAAACAACGATATAAATGTTTCATTAAATCATATTTTAGAATCAAGATTTTTTATTGGTTTATCTTCTGGGTTATCTTGGTTGGCGTGGGCGTATGGAGTTCCTGTTGTTATGATATCAAACTTCACTAAAAAACAAAACGAGTTTGAATGTTTTAGAGTTGAAAATCCTTATGTATGTAACGGATGTTTTAATATGTTTCCAAACATTAAAAGTAGTTGTCCAATATTTTTAAACACTGAAAGAGAAAATGAATGTCATAGGAGTATAACACCAGAAATGGTTATTAATAAAATAAACCAAGTAATTAACTTTACTAATAGTTAATTAATTTATATAATAAAATTATGGAAAAAAAATATAGTATATTTCACGTAGAGGGTGGTTTAGGTAAACATGTTTTATCAACCGCGGTTGCAAAATGTATAAAAAATAATCATCCGGATAGAGAACTAATAATAGTTTGTGCATATCCGGAAGTGTTTTTAAATTTGGATTATGTTGATAGGGTTTATCGTGTTGGTATGACACCTTATTTTTATGATGATTACATTAAAGATAAGGAAAGTTTAATTTTTAAACACGAACCATATTTTACATCGGACCATATTAATAAAAAATTACCTCTAATTGTTAACTGGTGTAAGTTACTTGGATTAGAATATAATGGAGAACAACCATCCCTTTCTTTTAATTTAAGGCAACAACAAATAGCTCAGAATAAGTGGGCAAGAGATAAACCAGTAATGGTTATTCAAACAAACGGAGGACCACTACAAGAACAACCGTTCCCATATTCTTGGACTAGAGATATTCCTTATGATGTTGCCCAGAAATTAGTTGACCACTTCTCAAAATATTATCATATTATCCAAATATGTAGAGATAAATCAAATGTGTTAAATAATGTGGAGGCGTTTTTTGAATCAATGTCAAATATGGAATTATTTTCCTTACTGGCCTATTCTCAAAAAAGAATATTAATTGACTCTTGTTTGCAACACGCATCGGCAGCAATGGGGTTACAATCAACTGTTTTATGGGTAGGGACATCACCAATAGTATTTGGTTATAATTTACATAACAATATAATTGCAACATTACCCACAACCGTTAAATTACCAGATAGTTATTTATTTGATTATAATTTTAATGGTACAGTACACGAATGCCCTATGTTTGATACAAACATTTTTGACATAAATGAAATAATAGAAAGTTTAAAATAATAATTATGGTACAAAAGATATTTTTTCAAAGCTCATTACCAAGAGCTGGATCAACACTACTACAAAACGTAATGGGTCAGAATCCCGATTTTTATGTAACACCAACATCTGGTGTTTTAGAATTAGTTTACGCATCAAGATCAAACTATTCCACATCTCCAGAATTTAAAGCTCAAGACCCTGAATTAATGAAGAGTGGGTTTTTAAATTTCTGTAATCAGGGTATGTTAGGATTTTTTAATGGTGTAACCGATAAACCTTACGTTTTAGATAAAAGTAGAGGGTGGGGAGTACATTATGGGTTTTTAAATTCATTCTATCCAAATCCAAAAATTATTTGTATGGTTAGAGATTTAAGAGGAATATTCTCTTCAATGGAGAAAAACTTTAGAAAAAACCAACATAAGGATTCTGGTTTGGTTGACCACTCACAAATGAAAGGAACCACAACAGAAAAAAGGATTGATATTTGGGCTCAGTCACAACCTGTTGGTATGTCATTAGAAAGGTTATATCAAATGTTTAAAGAGGGTATTAACCAAAATGTTTTGTTTGTAAAATTTGAGGACTTTACATCAAACCCAAAAAAGGAGATGCAAAGAATATACAATTATTTAGAACTTCCATATTTTGAACACGACTTTAATAATGTGGAACAAATAACTCAAGAAGATGATGAGGTTTATGGGGTATACGGTGACCATACAATAAAAAGTAAAATAGAACCTATTAAAAGTGATTATAAAGAAGTTTTGGGTGTTAATGCCTCAAACTGGATTAAAAGTAATTACCAATGGTTTTATGACCAATTTGGATATTTTTGATTATGAGAGATAATAAAATATATTGGTTTACTGGTCAACCTGGGGCAGGAAAGACAGTTTTGTCTTTAATGTTAAAAACGGTTTTAGAAGATAAAAATAAAGTTTTTCATATTGATGGGGATGAACTTAGATCGTTATTTAACAACCAAAAATATGGTAGAGAAGGTCGTGAGGAAAATATTAAAAGAGCTCAAGACATTGCAAAATTTATCTTAGCCCAAGGACATACTGTTATCGTTAGTTTAGTTGCTCCATATAAAGAACTTAGAGAAAGTTTTAAGTACGATTTAGGTGATTTACTTGTAGAGTTTTATGTTCATACTACAGACATTAGAGGTAGAGAACATTTTCATACTGACGAATATGAACAACCAACAGAAAACTTTATTGACATTGATACCACAAATGTTGACCCTCAAATATCTTTAAACAAAATAATTGAAAATTTATGACCTGGGAAGTTAAAAATCATGGAGGAAATCCTACAACGAATGAAAGTAAGAAATATGCAATCTTTATAGGCCGTTTCCAACCATATCATTATGGTCATATAGAGTTAATACAACAAAAATTAAATCAAGGTATTCCGGCCCTTATTATGGTTAGAGATATTGAACCTGATGATAAAAATCCATTTACAACAGAACAAACCGTTACAATGATTGAGAAATATCACAAATCAAAAGGTGATAATGTTAAGGTTATTGTTATTCCAGATATTGAATCTGTTAATTACGGTAGAGGTGTTGGGTATGAAATAAATGAATTTACTCCTCCAGATAATATTGGTTTTATTTCCGCAACAGGTATTAGAAACTCAATATCAAAAGAAGATGATAAATGGAAATTTATGGTTGACGAATCAATACAAGAAGATATAATTAATTATTTGACGGATGAAAACACAAAGTAAAACTTACCAAATTAGATTTAATACAGTTTCCGAAACCAAAGATAATAGGTGGAGATTGATTGAAAATGGAAATGAAATATTAGTTTCAGATATTATTATTGATGGTAATACTTATACCACAAAAGATTGGTTGCCAGAAATAAATGAATATAAATGGCATATTAGTTGTGTTGGTCACTGTAAAATTAAAAATAATATTGCATATATTAAAACAATTAAAGAAGAATCTGTTTTAGTTAGACATATACTTAAAACAATTACCTATAGGTTTTTAGGTACTTTAACTACCGTCGGGGTTGCGTATTCATTAGGGGCATCAATAGGGGTCTCAACATTACTTGGGGTTAGTGAGTTAGTGTTAAAACCATTTATATATTTTGCTCACGAAAGATTGTGGTATAATTTTATTAAGGTGAAAAAATGACCTGTTCATTGTATTTATAGAAATAAATACGATGAGTCAAATAATAACAATACAAAGTATAAATTTTGACGGTGAAATAGCGAATATTTTATTTAAACCGGATAATGATAACATTACCATTAATTTGGGTGATGTAACTCTACCGTTTATTTTTCAACCAAATTTATTAATACCGGAAAGAGAAGTTTACGGAACATATACTATTTTAATTTTAGGTTCTGATTGTCCAAATATTCTAAACGTATTAAGACCAATACCAACTAATACTCCAACACCAACAATAACACCAACAAATACGCCTACCAGAACACCAACACCTACTCCAACACCTACTCCAACAAATACACCTACTCCAACACCTGGAGTTACTCCTACACCTACACCAACCCCTGTTTACTTGGCTTACTTGTTTATTGAACCAATAAGTGGAGGAACGTTAATGGGTCAATGGATGTATGATGGTGGTTTTGATTTCTATGGTTTTAGTAATAATAGTCAACCAACACAAAATCAAACAATATTTAATACAGAACTTAACAGATATGTTGGATTTAGTGGTTGGACATCTGGAGAGTTCCCACATATAATAAATAAATCTGTACCTCAAGTAAGTGGAGGTTTAGATTCATTTGGTAATAATATTGTTGCATACAATTTTACAACAACTGAAATTCCTGAATTCACAATACCTGGAGATTCTTGGTACACCTGGGTAATCCCAATTAGTTTAACAAATAACCAAAAACAAATAATAATTGATTTAAGTTCTAATGGTAGCCCAAATATATTTACACCAATATATATGGAATCAACTATTAATTCAAACACATTTACGTATACTGGATCAACAATTTTCCAAACAACATATAGAGTTTATACATCATACCCAAGTTCTGAATTTAAATTAACGAATAATGAAAATATTTATTTTAAAGGAAACACAGTTTCATCATAATTAAAAAAAGATATGTCAAAAGTATATAGAAACCCAATAACCCCAATTGTCTCTTTAGGACCACAATCCGTATTGAGAACTAAACCGTTTGGGACAACGTTTAGTGTATTAAATATTGGTGGTTATATGGAAGTATATACCACAAATGATTTATTATATACAATACCTTCAGGTCAAACAGGGTATATTGAATTTATTGGAAATACAATACCTATACATTATTATAAAGGAACTGGTTCGGTATTTTCATTTGACTCAATAGTTCTTAATTCTGATAATATATCTTCAGGTAGAAGAAGATTAGGTATGTTGGCATATGCTTACAGTGGAGATACGGTTTATCAATTCAATATAGAAAATTACAATACATTATTTTTAAATGCCTCTGGAGCAACAGGTCCCGGAGGTAGAACCGTAATATTTTCAGACTATGGTACAACAGTTAGAAATAACACACCTGAAGGTGTTGCATTTATTAATGCTTGGTTAGACAATTCAATTGAAGGTGTAAATGGTGTTACAAGAAATGATTCGGTTTGGAAAGTATTCCCGGAACCTGGTTGTTGTTTAACTGGGGGAACATATTTTTCAGGTAGTAGTACTTTAGAATTATATAACAATGATGGATCAACAATTATAATAACTGGAATAACCTCTGGGGGTGGTGGTTCAGGAACTAGCGGAACTTCAGGGACTAATGGTACTAATGGTACTTCAGGTACTAACGGTACTAGCGGAACGAATGGTTCTTCGGGCACAAGTGGTGGTTCAGGAACGGCAGGGTCTTCAGGAACTAATGGTAGTTCGGGTAGTGATGGGACAAGTGGTGCAAATGGAACTTCAGGAACTAATGGTACATCTGGGAGTAATGGAACTGACGGAACAAGTGGTATATCCGGAACAAGTGGTATATCTGGAACAAGTGGTATATCTGGAACATCGGGGGATAATGGATCAAGTGGAACCAACGGTACGTCAGGAACGAATGGAACAAGTGGGACTAATGGAACTTCAGGAACTAATGGAACAAGTGGGATATCTGGAGTAAATGGAACTTCAGGTACTAATGGTACAAATGGTACGGATGGTACGGATGGGTCTTCAGGTACAAATGGTACGGATGGGTCTTCAGGTACAAATGGAACTTCAGGTACAAATGGAACTTCAGGAACGAATGGAACCTCAGGAACTAATGGTACAGATGGAACTTCTGGGACCAACGGAACAAATGGTACCTCAGGAACATCAGGAACAAATGGTATTAGTGGCACATCTGGAACTAATGGTACTTCAGGATTAAACGGTACTTCGGGGACAAATGGAACTTCGGGTACTAATGGAACTTCGGGTACTAATGGAACTTCGGGTACTAATGGTACAAACGGAACTTCAGGCGCGAACGGTACGTCAGGTACAAATGGGACTTCAGGAACTAATGGTACAAATGGTACAAATGGTACAAGTGGAACCAATGGGACTAATGGAACAAGTGGAACATCTGGTACTAACGGGACAAATGGAACATCTGGTACTAACGGAACAAATGGTTCAAGCGGTACCAACGGGACATCAGGAACTAATGGAACTTCGGGTACTAATGGAACTTCGGGTACTAATGGAACTTCGGGTACTAATGGAACAAATGGTTCATCAGGGTCTTCAGGGACTAATGGAACAAATGGTTCAAGTGGGACCAACGGTACAAATGGTACAAATGGTACTAACGGAACTAATGGTACGAGCGGGACAAATGGTACTAGCGGTACAAATGGTACGAGCGGAACAAATGGAACTAGCGGAACAAGTGGAATATCGGGAGTAAATGGAACGTCAGGTACTAACGGAACAAATGGTACAAGTGGAACTAACGGAACAAATGGTACTTCGGGAACAAATGGTAGTTCAGGAACAGATGGAACAAGTGGTACGGATGGAACTAGCGGAACGGATGGTACTAATGGATCTTCAGGAACAGACGGGACTAATGGGTCTTCAGGGACTAATGGAACAGATGGAACTAGTGGTACGGATGGTACAAGTGGTACAGATGGAACTTCAGGTACAAATGGAACAGATGGATCTTCAGGAACTAACGGTACGGATGGTTCAAGTGGTACCGATGGTACAAGCGGAACAGACGGTACTAGTGGTACAGACGGAACTAATGGGTCAAGCGGAACAAATGGAACAGATGGTACTTCAGGTACTGATGGAACAAATGGATCTAGCGGAACCGATGGAACTAGTGGTAGTTCAGGTACAGATGGGACTAGCGGTACTGATGGTACAAATGGTAGTTCGGGAACAGATGGTACAAGTGGAACAAATGGAACAGATGGTAGTTCAGGCACAAATGGTACAGATGGAACTTCAGGTACAAATGGAACCGATGGGTCTTCAGGAACTAACGGTACTGATGGATCAAGCGGTACTGATGGAACAAACGGAACAGACGGGACTTCAGGTACTGACGGCACAAGTGGTATATCTGGAGTAAACGGAACTTCAGGTACAAGTGGAACTAATGGAACAGATGGAACATCAGGTACTGATGGTACTAACGGATCTTCAGGTACTAGCGGAACAAATGGGACAAACGGAACTTCGGGAACTAATGGAACAAACGGAACGTCAGGTACAAATGGTACTTCAGGAACTAATGGAACATCAGGTACTAATGGTACTAACGGAACATCAGGGACAAACGGAACAAATGGAACTAGCGGCACTAATGGAACATCAGGAACAAACGGAACAAATGGAACTAGCGGCACTAATGGAACAAATGGAACTAGCGGCACTAATGGAACAAATGGGTCTTCAGGAACTAACGGTACAAACGGAACATCAGGGACTAATGGTACAAGCGGAGTTAATGGGGAATCAGGGACTTCTGGGACATCAGGCACCAACGGAACAAATGGTACTAATGGAACTTCAGGTACTAATGGTACGAGCGGGGTAAGTGGAGACTCAGGATCTTCAGGCACAAATGGAACTAGTGGAACTAATGGGACATCAGGCACCAACGGAACAAATGGTACCAATGGAACTTCGGGTACAAATGGTACAAATGGTACTAGCGGTACAAACGGAACATCAGGAACTAACGGTACGTCAGGAACGAATGGTACAAGTGGAGTAAATGGAACATCAGGTACTAACGGCACAAGCGGAGTAAATGGTGACTCAGGGTCTTCAGGAACAAATGGAACGTCAGGAACTAGTGGAACAAACGGAACTAGCGGAACGAATGGAACAAACGGGACTAGCGGAACGAATGGGACTTCAGGTACAAATGGAACAAATGGAACGTCAGGGACTAACGGCACAAATGGTACTAGCGGTACGAATGGAACATCGGGCACAAATGGTACTAGCGGAGTAAATGGTGATTCAGGATCTTCAGGTACAAACGGAACATCTGGTACTAATGGTACTTCAGGCACTAATGGTACTAACGGAACATCGGGAACAAATGGTACTAGCGGTACGAACGGTACTAGTGGCACTAACGGAACGAATGGAACTTCAGGTACCGACGGTACTAGTGGAACAAATGGTACTAGCGGTACTTCGGGTACAAACGGAACAAATGGAACGTCAGGTACTAACGGAACGAATGGAACTTCAGGTACAAACGGAACTTCTGGAACTAGTGGTACCAACGGTACAAATGGAACTTCAGGAACAAATGGTACATCAGGTACTAACGGAACGAATGGAACTTCAGGTACCGACGGCACTAGTGGAACAAATGGTACGAACGGTACTTCAGGAACAAACGGATCATCAGGGACAAATGGGACTAGTGGTACAAATGGTACTAGCGGAACTAATGGAACTAATGGAACTAATGGAACAAACGGAACTTCAGGAACTAATGGTACTAGCGGAGTAAATGGAGACTCAGGATCTTCAGGCACAAACGGAACATCTGGTACTAACGGTACTTCAGGGACTAATGGTACTAATGGTTCAAGTGGTACTAACGGTACAAGTGGTGTAAATGGAGAATCGGGAACCTCAGGTACTAACGGCACTTCAGGAACAAATGGTACTAGCGGAACAAATGGGACTAACGGTACTTCAGGAACCAATGGAACGTCAGGAACAAATGGTACCAACGGAACTTCAGGGACAAATGGGACATCAGGAACTAACGGTACTAACGGAACTTCAGGAACAAATGGTACGAGTGGAACTAACGGTACGTCAGGTACTAATGGTACGAATGGAACCTCAGGTACTAACGGAACTTCAGGTACCAACGGAACGTCAGGGACCAATGGAACATCTGGCACTAATGGTACGAACGGAACTAACGGGACTTCAGGGACGAATGGAACCAACGGTACGTCAGGTACAAATGGTACAAATGGTACTAGCGGAACGAATGGTACATCAGGAACTAACGGTACTTCAGGCACAAATGGAACTAATGGAACAAGTGGTACAAACGGTACTTCAGGGACAAACGGTACGAATGGTACAAGTGGTACCAACGGAACTAGTGGTACAAATGGAACAAATGGTACATCAGGGACTAATGGTACAAACGGAACATCGGGAACGAATGGAACAAATGGTACTAGTGGGTCTAGTGGTTCTAGTGGCCTTTCTGGGGTTGATGGAACTGATGGGACATCAGGTACAAACGGAACTTCGGGTACAAATGGAACTTCAGGTACTAATGGTACGAACGGAACGTCAGGAACAAATGGTACTAACGGAACAAACGGGACTTCGGGTACAAATGGTACAAATGGGACTAGCGGAACTAATGGAACTTCGGGTACTAATGGGACGAATGGTACCTCAGGTACAAATGGTACATCAGGTACTAACGGCACAAATGGAACATCAGGAACAAATGGAACTTCAGGTACTAATGGTACGAGCGGAACCAATGGAACTAGTGGATCATCACCAACAGTTCCAGGGTCAAACGACCAAATACTAACTTCAAACGGATCGGGTGGAATAGTTGCCGAATCTCTTTTAACTTTTGACGGTACAAAATTAAGTGTATTGTATCAGGCTGGTGATGAAGGTGGAGAAATCCTATTAAGTAAACCTGTAACTAACACTACCATTGCAGGCGCAGGCGTTACTTTTGACGTATGGCAAAATAGAATTAGGTTTTTTGAACAAGGTGGTACTGCAAGAGGTGCGTTTCTTGACATAACCGCATGTGCTGCGGGTGTCGGCACAAATTTATTAACATCTGCCGGAACTTCAGGTACAAATGGAACTTCAGGTACAAATGGTACTTCAGGTACAAACGGAACAAATGGAACATCAGGAACAAATGGGACGAATGGAACCAACGGTACTAATGGAACTTCGGGAACAAATGGAACCAATGGGACTTCAGGTACAAATGGAACTTCAGGTACAAGCGGAACAAATGGAACTTCAGGGACCAATGGAACTAACGGAACATCGGGAACTAATGGTACTAATGGTACGTCAGGTACTAATGGAACGAATGGGACTAATGGGACTTCAGGTACAAACGGAACGAATGGAACTAACGGTACATCGGGTACTAATGGAACTAGCGGTACAAATGGTACGAGCGGGACCAATGGAACTAACGGAACTTCAGGGACTAACGGAACAAATGGTACTTCGGGAACTAATGGAACTTCAGGAACAAATGGGACTAGCGGAACTTCAGGGACTAATGGAACATCGGGAACTAATGGTACTAATGGTACTAATGGTACTAATGGTACTAATGGGACTTCAGGTACTAATGGAACATCGGGCACAAATGGTACTAGCGGAGTAAATGGTGACTCAGGATCTTCAGGCACCAACGGAACTTCGGGAACAAACGGTACGAATGGAACTAATGGGTCTTCAGGTACGAACGGTACATCGGGCACTAATGGAACAAATGGTACTAGCGGAACAAATGGGACTAACGGAACATCGGGTACTAATGGTACAAATGGAACCAATGGTACAAACGGAACTAATGGAACATCAGGTACTAATGGAACCAACGGAACTTCGGGAACAAATGGTACTAATGGGACTTCAGGAACTAATGGAACTAACGGAACGAATGGTACAAGCGGTACTAATGGAACATCTGGTACTAACGGAACAAATGGAACTAGTGGAACCAATGGGACTAACGGTACGAATGGAACTTCGGGAACTAACGGCACATCAGGTACCAACGGAACTTCAGGTACTAACGGTACGAATGGAACTAACGGTACTAATGGAACTTCAGGTACTAACGGTACGAACGGAACTAGTGGTACAAATGGTACTAACGGATCTTCAGGTACAAACGGAACAAATGGTACATCAGGAACAAACGGTACTAACGGAACTAATGGTACTAATGGAACATCAGGAACAAATGGAACATCGGGTACTAATGGAACAAATGGTTCAAGCGGTACTAATGGTACGAATGGAACCTCAGGAACGAACGGAACATCAGGTACGAATGGAACTAATGGTACGTCGGGAACGAATGGTACTTCAGGGACTAATGGTACAAACGGAACTTCAGGAACTAACGGAACTAATGGTACGAGCGGAACTAATGGCACTAATGGAACTTCAGGAACTAATGGAACTTCGGGAACAAATGGTACAAACGGAACAAATGGAACATCAGGTACTAACGGAACTAGTGGCATTTCATTTAATTGGCAAGGTTCATGGAACTTAATGTCCACTTACAATATAAATGATGTCGTTCAATTTGCCGGTAGTTCTTATATTTCATTAATAAATGGTAATACGGGGATACCAACTCCTCCATTTAGTGGTAATTGGGCATTAATGGCACAGGCAGGAACTTCAGGTACAGATGGAACTTCAGGAACAGATGGAACTTCAGGAAATAATGGAAATCCTGGAAAAGTGGGTAATGATGGATCAAATAGTGGAAGATGGTTTTATGACGGAACTTTTCCAATACCTGCAAGTCCTTCTTCAACGACTTTTCTTGCGGATACACAAATAATATCAACAATTTCAGCAATTGCTATTAATATTGAGGATATTAATACAACAAATTATTACGATTGGTTTGACTCATTAAACACTTTAATATCGGCGGGTAATAAAGGTTATCTACAAATAACAGAATTATCTAATAATAGTGTAATTGGAATCTATGAGATTGGTGTTATAACAGATAATATCACATATTGGGAGATATCACTTACTTTTGTCACTGGTTCAGGGTCGTTAACTGACACTGCCGAATATACTGTTTCATGGGTCTTTAATGGACTAGATGGCACGTCAGGTACGAATGGTACTAATGGTACTAATGGAACAAATGGTACTTCAGGAACAAATGGTACTAATGGGACTAATGGAACTAATGGAACTAATGGAACTAGTGGTACGAATGGAACTAGTGGTACGAATGGGTCTAGTGGTACGAATGGGTCTTCAGGTACAAATGGAACTTCGGGTACCAACGGTACTTCAGGCGCTAGCGTAGTAATAAATTCCAACGCAAACAATTATTTAGTTACTGCCACAGGTACTGCAAACACACTACAAGGAGAGTCAGGAGCAATATTTGATGGTACAACTTTAACGTTAGAAAAAGATAGTGCATCTCCAAACATATCAATGACAGACCGTGCTACAAATGACCCATTTGTAAGGTTTATACCGTCAACCGGAACAAACTCAGTTGCGGTTGGTATTGATAACACCAACCAAGCATTTACCATATCTTATGGTGCAACCGCAGTTCTTGGAAGTAATAATAGAATGTCTATTTTTACTACTGGAAATATTGGAATAAATAATTTCTTACAAATTGGTAGCTCAGGTGCGCCCACATATCCATTAGATGTTACTTCAGGCACTAGAGTTACTGATGGAATTAGTGCTCGTATTATTAATGCATCGAGTGAAGGTGTGCTTTTCTCACCATATGTAAGTGCGGGAGGATACAATAATAACAGTGTTCTTGGAGATACCGCTATGGTTTCAACTACGGGTGAAAACTTAGTTATTGGTGCTAACGGTTCAAATGCTGGTTTTAGATTTATCAATACTGGAAACACAACAACAACAGTTGGTAATCTTTATTCGATTGGCTCATCGACAAAATTAGGTTACGATACAGGTGCTGGTGGAACTGTAACTCAGTTAACAAGTAAATCAACAGGGGTCACTCTTAGTAGACCAACAGGACAAATAGTGATGCACAGCGCAACATTGAACGCCGACACAACGGTATCCTTCACTTTAACTAATACTACGATTGGTGCAACAGACATTGTAGTTCTCCAACACACCTCTGTTGGTACAAGCGCTTCTTACAATTTAAATGCATTTCCATCAGGAGGTTCTGCGGTTATTTCAGTGAGAAATGTTACAACGGGTAATTTGGGTCAGGCAATTGTTTTATCGTTCGCAGTTATAAGAGCGGTAACCGCTTAATAAAACTATAATATAAACCCCCCCACTTTAAAGGTGAGGGTTAAAACTTATTTTCTGTTATCTATATAGATCCCATTTATTATTTCATTAATTTTTTTATCACAATACAATTTGATGTAAATAAAATGCTTTCAATTTTTAAAGTATTATTAAATCCATTGTATTTGTAATTAACATTATGTGTTAATTTACTAAAATAATCAACAACATTTAAATAACCAATTTCATACCCATATAATTCAGATAATGGATCCCAATACGACGTTTCAACGTCTTCAATAATATAGTACCCACCATCTTCTAATAAATTCTCAAAAAGATAATTAAAGGTTTTAATTTGATGTTGTGGATTATGGGAAGCATCATCAATTATGACTTTACAACTTTTTATTTCTGATGTGATTTTTTCTAAATCAAATAAGTTATTTTGGTCTCCTTTAAAAATATGACCCCTATCATGTGAAAATTCCCTATTGATATCTAAACCATATATATTAGCATTCTTCAAATAGTCTCTCCAAACATTTAAAGATGCTCCCTCATGAATTCCGATTTCTAATAACGAAAATACCTCATCTCTTATCCCTTCAAATATTTTTGAATAGACGTTATGGTATGTGTGTGTGGATGTTTTATCGCAATTATAATAATCACTTATTTTTTTGAATTCGTTTTCTTCCATTACTTCTTTGTTATTTTTGTGGTTATCGTCTACTCTATTAACAATTGATGTTTCCATTAAATCTTCATAAAAAAGTTCTTTAACATTTAAGTTTTGTTTTTTTACCGCATCTTTTGTTATTATTTCTAATATTTTATTATACCCGTCATAATTATAATATTCGTCTTTTGTGTTATAGTGGGTAAATGGTTTAATTAACTTATCTATTTTTCCTGTAAAAAATCCAGTACAGTATGAGTCTTGCGTATATGATTTATTTTTATATCTATAAAATACGGAATCGTAATTTTCTAATAATTTATAATTATCTTGTAATGTATTTTTGTTTATTAAATAATCGTAATTTATAATATGAGAATATTTAAATCCTAATTTTTTTGATTCAGTTAATCCATTTTGTATTAATTTATAAACGGCATACCCATGTTCATAATCAAAAGACTCCCTTACCTCAACCCCTTTTCTGACACTATAAAAATAAAAAGACACGTTATACTTATTAAAATCCTCCTTCAATAATATTGGGTTATCCTCATCATATATGACGTAATCACATAAAACTTTAATTTCATCATCAATTGGGTAATTTGTTGATAGTAGTATTTTTGTGTTAATTGTTTTTAAATGTTCTATTAAAATTTTTCTTTTTTCTTTTGTGTTTGCATGGGACAATATAATAGTAACTAAATCACTATTAAATTCTTTGTTAATTATTTTATTTATTTCTTTAATAACCATATCGGAACTTATTTCTTTTGTACATTCAAACATCCGATCCGTATTCTTATGTAGTGGACACCAATTCCAATCACCAGCATCTAATCTATCTGAGTTAAAACATCCATGACAAACACTTTCGTTAATAACTCTGTATGTATCTAAAGTTGTTTCCGCCCATTTCTCACTAAATCCTGAAATCAAAACGACAGGTAATTTACAAGCCCAAGCCAACCAAGATAAACCAGACCCTAAACCAATAAAGAACTCACAACTTGATAGGTCATCAATTACTTCTTGTAGGTTACCTCCTTTAAATATTGTTACACCTTCAGGATAATGGTTATTCATATATCCATCACCTTCTTTAGAATAGACCATACATTCATATCCCAAATTATTAAGATGGTCTATAACTGTTTGCCATCCGTCAGGGTTGTTCCAATATTTTGATTGTGCAGTTGAGTGAAACCCAATACCAACTTTTTTCTTTTTAGGTGTATCAGGTAATTTTAATAGTGGTCTAACTTCTTCATAATCTAAACCTAATATATCGGTTGCAGTTTTTTGTAATGGCATTTTCTTAAAATCAAATGGGTGTTTGTTTGCATCAAATTTACCATCTTCATTGTAAAACCAACCTAATCTATATTGTGCATGTATATTAGTTACCAAATCACCAGGTTCAACAAATTCAATATCAGGATATTGGTCTTTAAACAAACTATTAAGGAATGTTGATACTATAAGTTGACAACCATGTTTTTTTCTAAATACCTCACAATAAGGAATCCAAGCCATTGTATCTCCTAATGATTTTGATCCAAAAGAAATATATACTCGTTTATCTTTTAAATTTAAAGTCTCATCGTAAATGATTTCACCATTTTCTTCAACCGTTGTTCTCCATTTAATAAAGTATTCTTTATTTAATTTAACCCAACTATTAATTGATAATTCGTTCTGATAATTAACATTATTGTTATCATCATAATATTTAATGTTCAATTTGTTTTCTGTGGTTCCTTGTACCTCAAAATAAGGTTGATTAACATAATGTCTAACAAAAGTATAATCTTTGGTTAATGGTTTGTTTTGGGTAATTTTTATATTTGTAACTGCGTTATAAAAATTTAATAAATCTTCACCAAATGTATTATCAGGTAATATTTTATAAACGTCCTTATTTTCGATAAGTCCAACCAATTGTTTTGATATGTTTTTAACATCACCTTCTATTGGTGTTATATATCCATCAAACATACCCATGTATTGTGGTAAATCTCTTGCAAGGATTTTCATTCCATAGTTGATTGATTCTCTAACAACCAACGGATTACATTCCCAAGTTGAGTTAAACATTAAAACATCACAAGCCGTCATGAATTTTTCAACGTCATTACGCTCACCCCATACTTTTACGTTTGATGGTAAATTATTCATTATTGGACCCCAATAGTCTTCAAAGTTTGGAGCTTGGTTCCCAATAAAATGGAATTCAATATCTGGATTTGATTCAATTAATTCTCTTGCAACCTCAACACCTTCACCTTGATTTTTACCACTTGTCCATAACCCAACATTAAGTACGTGAGTTTTAAACATATCCAAACCAAGTTCATTTCTTACTTTAATTTTTTCAATAAGTGGTACTTGATTAAAATCACCATAGATTTCATTCTCCTCTAAAATTTTAGTTACCTTATTCTCAATTGGGTATAACGATAAAAACTTAATTGGTGTTTCATTTAAAAACGTTTCCTTTAAATGATAAGGGGTAACAAAACAATACGCTTCAGGATTGAACTTTTTATGTGTTTGCGGATTAAACCAAACATTATGACAAGTCTCAACCATTTTCCAAGACCTATCATTTGAATAAAGTTGATTTAACAATGGTAGTGGAATTTTATTAAAACTTTCAAATCCTTCTAACATTTCTTCAGAATGGACAATATCAATATCATTGTTTTTAATAATATCAATTAACTCATATTTTCTTTTTGTGTTGGTTGTATCACCTAAACTAAAAAAATGACCTTCACCTAATAGATTAATTATTTTATCTCGTTGGACAACGTATGTGTTACTAAACTGAGAATACTCAACCAAAAATATTTCAATTTGGTCTTTGTATTTTTGGAGTTCTTGAATTCTTTTTAATACAAATTGAGGCATTCCACCTGTTGATAGGTGTGGTGTAAGATATAATAGTTTAATTTTTGATTTATTCATAATAATTTCAATAACATTGTGGATAATATTTTTTATTTTTTCTGTTATATCCGATGATATTCCATCATAAGATATTAAAACATTTTTTATATTGCATGGTTTAAACCCTAAATTAATGATATCCCTATTGGATATATCATAAGAGGACTCGACACCATCTACGGTAATTAAAACATTTATTTTTTCTTTATTATTGTAAAAATATAAACAAACCTCATCATTATTTACAACATCTTTAACTATAAAAAAAACTAAACCATTAATATCAGAGTAATCAAATAAATTTTCGTCTTTATGAAATAATATTAAATCATCAATTTTTTCTAATTCAATTTTATAATCCAGATTACTATTAATTAGAGTATCATAAAGCCAGTTCTCAACTATACAATTAAATTTAAGGTAACTATCAAAAGTAATCAGATTTGAAAATTTCAATAGGTTTTCTCTGTCTAACGCAATTAAATGTAAACTAACTTTGTGTTCATGAAATGGAAAAAAGTTACATATTTTATCAGATAAAAAAGTAGAAACCACCGTATCATCAATTTCCGTATCATATATAATATGATAATATCTGTCATAGTCATAAGTTAAAGCATATTCAGATAATTTTTTAGTTTGGTAAAGTCCCGCCCACCCATAATCAATTACAGATCTTTTAATCACAATTTCTTTATCTTTGTCCGTATGTCTTACCCAAGACATAACAGATTTTTCGGGCCAATTAAGTAATGGGTTTTCTTTTGTTTGCACATAAAAATCACACATATTTATCACATCGGAAGGTAAGGGTAAAGGACTATTTACCATTACATCTAAATTGTAACTCTTAACGGATTTGATGGTATTTATTAAAACATCAATTTTTTCTTTGGTATCACAATAAGAACTTATTAAAACTATTTTAGTTTTTTTCATACTATAAAAATAAAACATACATTTTAATTGTGAAGTTCATATTATTATAGAATGAAAGATGTTTGTATTGATGTGTTAGGGTGTAGGGCGTTAGGTGACACTTTATCGGTAACACCAACGTTAAGAAAACTTTATAATTCTTACGGTAAAAAAATTTCGGTGATGACACACCACCCATATCTATTTTCAAATAACCCATATGTGGATGTAGTTTATAACGAATCACTCAACCCAATAAATGATGAACAAAGAGAAGAATACGAAATCTTTAATTCATTTAATATTGGATATCATCCAAATGGGGTTTGTTATAAACATAACGCAATGGACATTAGACAATTCCATGCGATTAATCTTGGGTTTATGTTAAGCAAAGATGAAATGGAATTGGATTACATTTCAGATCAATATGAACCAATTGAAGGTTTACCTGAAAAATATGTTTTAATCCATCCCGTTCAGAACTGGAACTCAAGAACGTGGGACGCAAAAAAATGGCAACTACTTGTAAAACTTTTAAATGAAAGAGGTATTGCCGTTGTATCAGTTGGTAAAGATTCATCAGAACTTGGTGGATCCAATGTTGATAAACCCGTATTTAATTTTCCAATAGAATTGGGTATGAACCTAATGAATCAAACAAGTTTATCTCAAACTTGGCATCTTATTAATAAATCTATGTGTTTCATCACAATGGATTCAGGTTTATTACATTTGGCAGGAACAACAGATGTTGATATCATTCAATTAGGTAGCTCAATAAATCCTGAGTTTAGATCACCATATAGAAAAGGTTCACAAGAATATAAATACCATTATGTAGTTGGTGGATGTGGTTTAAATTGTGCTTCCGATATAAGATATGGTGTTAGAGAATGGGAATCGATACAAGGTATTCCATCTTTAGTAAATTGTCTTGAAAAAAAAGAAACATTTGAATGTCACCCAACAATATTTGCGGTTTATAATAAGATAATGGAAATTATATAGTTATTGATATTTATTGTTAAACAACAATAATGGCAACAACAAGACCTTTTTCGTATAATACAGGATCAACAATATCAGGAACAATTCAGGTTGGTAATTTAGCGGTAGGGTTTCCTACATCCGGATTCACAGGGATGGAGTGGTGGAACGGACCCGATGAGGATTTGGGTTATGTGATCGCACAACCTGTTCCTGATGATAGTCAACCAACACCAGTACCTGGCGTAACAGGTTCAGTTGGATTTTTTAGAACAAATGGTTTTGATGACAATGAATTTATTGATATTACAAACATACTTTTAAACTCAAATTATAATAACGCACCTGACGCATCAACAGGATTAACAACAAATGGGTATTGGAACTCATATTCAACACTTACTTCACCCGTATTATCTTTGGATGCTGCGGATTATTCAGGGTCAGGACCTTGGATTGATTCTATTGGGGGTAAATCATTTACTTTAACTAATTCACCTACTTGGTCTTCAAGCAATGGAGGATACTTTAATTTTGTTTCATCATCATCTCAATACGCAATATGTAATACAAGCTTACCAAGTATGAGTACTTGGACAGTTGGTGTTTGGCATTATTATACCGGAACAGAGACAGGTAGCGCACCTTGTATCGTAACTGAAACTTTTATTGGTGGAGGTATAAATTATTCACTTGGTAAAAATAATGGTGGTTTTAGTTCAGGGTTCTTTAATGGTGGATGGAGAGTTACCGATGGTTATTCATTAACCGCTAATAATTGGTATTATATTGTTGGAACATATGATGGATCAACTGTTAAATTATATGTTAATAGTATATTAGTTGATAGTACATCTTATGTCGGAACACCAACATCATCAGGTGCCGGTATACGATTAATGGAACGATGGGATTTAGCCGATTATTGGGGCGGTAGATTAGCAATAGTAGACATATTTGATACTGATTTAGGCGAACCTGAAATTACCTCAATTTGGAACTCAACTAAATCAAGATTTGGGTTATAATATAAGTATTTATAGACAATGTTACATCAAATAGAAATATCCGGAACAACAGGTACATCACCATATGATATATATCTTTGTGATAGTACTAATTCATATTGTTATTTAATATCTGGATCAACAAGTATGCCACCATCGGTAACATTTATTGTACCTCCCCCTTTAGATGATGTTAATTCATTACTAATTAAATTAGTTGACTTTAATGGGTGTGAAATATTTCACTATTATGAATGTTAAATTTACCTTTATTTTCCCACATTAGTTTTTATTTTTAAAATAAAAATTATATGAGAATATTTGTTCAGATTGCGTCCTATAGGGACCCTCAATTAATTCCAACAATAAAAGATATGATAGGTAATGCAAAATCACCTGAGAACCTAAGAATAGGTATTGCAAGACAATTTCACCCTGAAGATAAATTTGATGATTTAACGGAATATGAAAATGACGATAGATTTAGAATTTTAAATATACCACACGAAGAATCAACAGGAGTTTGTTGGGCAAGAAACCAAGTTCAACAACTTTATAAAAACGAAGAATATACCCTACAAATAGATTCCCATATGCGTTTTGAAAAAAACTGGGATGAAACTTTAATTAATATGATTAAAGAATTACAAGAAAAGGGTTATAAAAAACCATTATTAACCGGATATGTTTCATCTTTTGACCCGGAAAACGACCCAGAAGGTAGAGTTACAGAACCTTGGCGTATGGCTTTTGATCGATTTACCCCTGAAGGAGTTGTATTCTTTTTACCTGAAGTTATACCGGGATGGAAAGAACTAACGGAACCAATCCCATCAAGATTTTATTCGGCACATTTTTGTTTTACATTGGGGGAGTTCTCAAAAGAAGTCCAACACGACCCAGAATATTATTTTCACGGAGAGGAAATTTCAGTAGGAGTAAGGGCATATACTCACGGATATGATTTATTTCATCCACATAGAGTTATTATTTGGCATGAATATACTCGTAAGGGTAGAACAAAACAATGGGACGACGATAAAGAATGGTATCTAAAAAATAGCTCATCCCACTCCAAGAATAGAAAAATTTTGGGTATTGATGGGGAATCTTTTGATGGTGACTTAGGGAAATACGGATTTGGTACTGAAAGGACTTTAAAAGATTATGAAAAATATGCTGGGGTTATGTTTTCAAAAAGATCGATACAACAATATACAATAGATAAAAAATACCCACCAAACCCATATGATTTTAATAATGAGGAAGAGTGGGAAAAAAGTTTTTTACAAATATTCAAACACTGCATTGATTTACCATTAAATAAAATACCAGAAAATGATTATGAATTTTTTGTGGTTGCGTTTCATAATAAATCAGATGAAACTTTATTTAGACAAGACGCTGATGTTAACGAAATAATTAGAATAAAAAATGATTCCGACGGATATGGAAAAATATGGAGAGAGTTTAACACTCAAGAAAAACCAACATATTGGGTTGTCTGGCCTTTTTCCAAATCAAAAGGATGGTGTGAAAGAATAACAGGAAATTTATGATAACATTAGTTACTGGTTTATGGGATTTAGGTAGAGATAACTTAACCGAAGGTTGGTCTAGATCTTACAAAGACCATTATTTAAAAAAATTAGACGAACTACTAAAGATTAAATGTAATCTTATTATTTTTGGCGACAAGGAATTAAATAAATTTGTTTCCGAAAGAAGACAGGTAGAAAACACCCAATTTATTTTACGAGATTTAGAATGGTTTAAAAATAATGAATTTTATAACGACATTCAAAAAATTAGAACCAATCCTAATTGGTATAATCAATCTGGTTGGTTAAAAGAATCAACACAAGGTGGTTTAGAAATGTACAATCCTCTTGTGATGTCTAAAATGTTTTTATTAAATGACGCTAAGATTTTAGATAAATTTAATTCGGAAAAATTATACTGGATTGATGCGGGAATAACAAACACGCTTAGTGTGGGGTATTTTACCAATGATAATGTTTTAGAAAAAATAGATTCTAAATTTAACAACTTTACATTTATATGTTTTCCATATGATGCGGTTAATGAAGTTCACGGATTTTCTTATGATAAAATGAAAGAGTATTGTAATACTAATTCTGATATGGTGGCAAGGGGTGGTTTCTTTGGTGGACCAAAAGAAATAATATCTGAAATGAATGTACTATATTATAGTTTACTTAAAGATACCTTAAGTAAGGGATATATGGGAACTGAAGAAAGTATATTTACCATAATGACTTACATATATCCATCATTAATTGATTATGTTAAAATAGAATCAAATGGATTAATCTATAAGTTTTTTGAGGATGTAAAAAATGATTTAGTTAAAATTGAAAGTTTCAGAAAAACATTAAAATTCCCTACTCAAACAAATAAAAAAATGTTAGATACAGTAGGTTTATATGTTATAACTTTTAATTCTCCGTCTCAGTTTGAAACTCTTATTGACTCAATGTTAGATTATGATTTGTTATTTTTAAGTAAAACTAAAAAATACTTACTTAATAACTCAACCGATTTGTCAACAACACAAAGATATGATAACTTATGTCAACAATATGGTTTTGAACATATAAAAAAAGATAACATTGGCATCACAGGTGGAAGACAATTTATTGCCGAACATTTTAATGACCAGGAGGATTTGGGGTATTACTTTTTTTTTGAAGATGATATGCTTTTCTACAATGGTTCAGAGAGTGCTTGTAAAAACGGGTTTCAAAGAAAAGTAACTGGGTTGTTTGATAAAACTTTAAATATTTTAAAAAAGGAAAATTTTGATTTTTTAAAATTAAATTATACTGAATTTTTTGGTTGTCATCAAACACAATGGTCTTGGTATAACGTACCCCAAGAATTTAGAGAAAGTCACTGGCCAGAAAAATCTAAACTACCAACTCAAGGATATGACCCGGATGCCCCTTGTCTTGAATTTAAACATATTAAATCTTTGGGTGGTGTACCTTATTCCAGTGGAGAAATATATTTGTCAAATTGGCCCATCCTAATGTCAAAAGAAGGTAATTATAAATGTTACATTAAGAATAAATTTAATTTTCCATATGAACAAACAATAATGTCTCATAATTATCAAGAAACCGTAAAGGGTAATATAAATCCTGGTTTACTGTTGTTAACACCAACAGAACACAACCGTTTTGATTTTTATCCCTCAGAATTAAGAAAAGAATGTTAATTGATATATTTATAGTAAAAACTATAAATGGAATTTTTTATTAAAAAAAACGCAACTCTCCCTTTATTGAAAATGCAAGTAGTTAAGGACGGAAGAAGCGACTTTAACTTAATGATGGACACTATTGAGGAATCTGCAATATTCTTTTCAATGGTTGATACCGCAACAGGGATTCCAAGAATAAACACAAGACCAGCAGGATTTGTTAATAAAGTATTATTAGATTCAAATGCCGAACCAGAATATTATGTTTATTACCAATTTACCGGAAATGACACAAGAAAAGAAGGTAGATATGAGGGACAATTTTTATTTAGAAATGACCAGGGAGTTTTAATTTTACCAATTAGAGATAAATTATATATTAATGTTCAGGAAAGTTTTATTGCGGATGATTTGGAGTATAGTAGTTGTTATGTTACTGAATTCCCTTGTTGTGTCACAACACCGGTTTATCCGTTAACTACAACCACAACAACCCAATGTTACATCCCACCAACACCAAGTCCAACATCAACACCAAGTCCAACACCCGCCCCATTATCTGTAATACTTGAGGTAATCATAATATCAGGTTCTGTTATTATTGACTATGTTTTAACATCAAATAAAATTGTTGACCAAGACATTGCAATGTCCTTTAATCACATTCTTGGTGTTTATAGTGGATCTCCAATATCCATAAATTCTGGAGTGATAATTCCTAGCGGAAGTTTAACTGGATTAACACAAGTTACAATAAATGAAAATTTTGATAATTTAACTAGAAACGACCAATTTGGTAGTATATTCGTTGTCCCTAGTAATTTAGAGTGGGAAATAATTGAATACTACCCACAAACACCAACACCAACACCTACAAATACTCCTACACCGACACCAACAAATACTCCTACACCGACACCTACTCCTACAAATACCCCTACTCCTACTTCTACACCGAGTCCAGATATTTTAAATAATGCAATTATTACAAATAATAATGAATATATATCTACCGGTAATGAAGAATATTTAAAATACCAATAATAAACTAAAATTAAGAGATATTTATAAAATAAAAAGATTATGGCATTAACAGGAAAAACAATTGGACAACTAACATACCTTTCGGAAGTAACAACGGATACATTATTTCCCGTAGAGTTAAGTGGGGATACATATCATATATCATATTCCGCTTTCACTAATTCAAACTATAACGAAGGAACTTACAATGATTTATATTCATTCGCAACAGGTGGAACACTAACCGCTGGAAGTTATTATTTGATGACTGACTTCCAAACGTGTTACGACCAACCAAATTATGATAATACTAAAACCCCTATTACTACGGGTAACTATAAAACAGGAACAACAGAGCCAATTTTATTATTGGCAATATCCACAACGGGATTTTCACCTACTGTATATTCTACATTATACACTAATGATAAAATAACATACGACATAACTTGGAATACAACTGAAGTAACCAGCAGTCCTGCAAAAGGTAGAATCACTGAAAGAATTGATAACTTTAATAATAGAACTGATTATGATAACAGAAGTATTTTATTTAAAAGATATAATGGATATTCATATAACGAAAATAGTCCATTAGGTGGTCTTGTTGGAATAAGTGGTTTAACAGGGACAACTGGTGTATTATATGGTAATACTGGTACAACATTTAACTCAAATTTTGGTTCAGGGTCGATTGTTTCGATACGAAATTTAAGTCCTTCATTTTTTGAAGTTATATCTGTTGTGAGCAATTCTTTGGCGATTATATCAGGTGTAACAATAAGTGTAACTACCGACTCACCTTATTATTCTGGAAATGATGATGGTGTAATGAGTTATTACCAACCTAATGTAAGACAAGATCAAGTTTTTGAATACACAACATTTAGTGACGCAATTAATAACTATGTTGGTAACTACTCAAATTTATCACTTGGGTCGTTTTTGAACCCATTTATTTTGGCAAACAATGTCTTTATTTCAGGGTCATACATAAACAACACCATAGGTGACGGTTCTTATAATAACACATTTAATCATGATTGTGATAATAATCAAATAGGAGATAGTTTTTATAAAAACTCAACGAATGACGATTTTGATGGAAATATAATTGGTGAAAATTTTAATAACAACTATATCACCTCTAATTTTAATAACAACAGAATTGGTAGTGATTTTAACAATAATATTTTACTAGGGTTTTCTTTTTATAGAAACAATATTGGAAATGATTTTAATAATAATGTTTGGACTAATTCAGATTTTCAAAATAATGAAATAGGAAATCAGTTTAATAATAATAAAATTTATAATGACTTCTATAATAATGATATTGGTAATGGATATAATCAAAATGAAAGTTATTCACTATTTTATCGTAATTTAATTGGGAATGGATATAATGGTAACACCATATATTCAGAGTTCTACGAAAATACTATTGAACACGTTTTTGTAAATAATACAATTGGAACCGTCTTAACTATTGGAACATATGATTTTAGGGCTAATAGAGTTGGAAACATTTTTGAAGATAATATAATTAAAGTTAATTTTCAATACAACAACATTTTAAATAATTTTAACACTAATACCATATATATTGTGTTTAAAAAAAATTCAATATTAAATGATTTTAGCCTAAACACAATTGGTGCAGTTGATAATTTAGGTCTTCTTTTTGAGAACAACCAAATTATGAATAATTTTAAGGGTAACGACATTCAAGGGGATTTTTGGAGTAACCAAATTAAAACAGATTTTAAGGGTAATGATATATTTGAGGAGTTTGGTTATAATAATATAGGATTTGGGTGTTCACCTAATTCTTTTAGTGGTATCACAATACATAACAATATTGGTGATAATTTTTCATTTAATACTTGTTATGGTGTATTTTCGTACAACACAATAGGAACTAATTTCAATTCTAATGATGTACAAGATGGATTTGGTTTTGGTGGTAGTAGTAATCAAGGAAATAGAATTGGGAATGATTTTACAGATAATACCGTCGGTGAATATTTCTACAATAATACTATTCCTGATAACTTTTACAATAACACAATAGGCGATTCATTCCAATGGAATATTGTTAATACCTATGTAGATAATATTGATTTCACCACAAATTATGGAAACATAAGTGGTATTACTTATACTTCAACTGGTAGCACCGCAACTGATTCGTCATATGGTAATGTTGGTGGTACAACTAATGGCATAGGTGTTAACGCATTATTTCAAATTGATGTGGTTAGTGGAAGTGTTATTAATGTTAGTGTAAATAATTCAGGTAAACTATATGTTATTGGTGATACAATAACAATACTAGGTAGTCAAATTGGTGGGACTGATGGTGTTGATAATGTTATTATTACGGTTTCTAGTGTTAGTCAAACACCATCGGTTTATGAGTTGTATACTTGTAATATTTTTAAAAATTCTGCATTAACAGATAGGTTATCTTACTACGACGGAAGTGATGTATTAACAATAAAAGATATAAATGAATAATAATGGCAACAACAAAATACATAGTAAATAACTTATCAGGTCAAACAATAGATGGTGATATAACTATCAACGGAAATTTAAGTGTTACCGGAGTTACAACAGGAAATTTAGCAACCTATAAAGCACTACTAACTCAGTTAGGTTCTCAGACCGGTACAACCTTAAATGATTTTAATGATGGTTTAATTATAGGCGAAACCTATACAATAACCGATTATGTTAGTGGTGATAGTTTTAGTAATGTCGCTAATGTAACGAGTGGAGTTATAGACACAACGGGATGTGAATTTATTGCAACAGGAGAAACACCAACAAATTGGAGTAACGGTTCTACTTTAGAATCTAGTGGTAATTTAGTGGTGAAAGTATTAGAAAATAATTTAGGTTATGATATTGAGTGGGTTACTGGTGAGATTGGAGCAGGAGTTTATTTAGGATTTAATTCAATCACAGGACCATTGTATAATACTTTTAATAGAAACACAACATTTGTTTTAGGTGGTGGAAATTCAATATCGTTTTTTGGACTTGAGCCTAACTTATTAGAGACTTTTATAGGTCCTGTAAGTTTTGTAAACGAGAAAGATGACATAATTTTTGTTGCGGTTGTTGATACGGAAATATTTGACACAGTTGCTGATAATTTATATTATTTTCCAGTCCAGATTCAAATTCTACAAGATACTGATACTACACCAATTGTAATAAGTGGAACTGTAGAAACATCTTTTCCTATTACTCTTACTAGTATTGCTTTGTTTTGTAATGGAAATTTCATTCAATCACTTTACGGGGATGGTACAGTAAATGATATGTCAGAACTTATAATTTACTTAAACTCTGAACCAGATATGAGTTATTTAGGGACATACTCTGATGGTGGAGATAGTACTGTTCTTTTAGAAATGTCGACCAATTTAGTAAATCAATTTTGTTCTAATGGAACATTAACTTTTGAGGTCTTCAACGACTAACTTTATAAAAATTAAAAAAATGATAAAATATATTAAAAGAAAAAGTGATAATAAGTTTCTACAATCTTTAGAAAATGATGTTTGGGTTGATAACACAAAAGATGCTTATGAAATGACATATAGAGAATGTGAGAATACAAAA